AAGAACGGTATACCGCGTGAAATTCACTCCACAAACGGAATGTTTTATATATTTCATGATTTTCAAAATTATCCCAGTTTCCATCGCAAAAGTCATTTACGAATAGCATTGAATCAAAATAATGGATAAGCTCATGCACTATTGTAATTAACGTTGCAGGTGGATTTTTTATATAATTAGGATAGTTTATAAAAATAGCACCATTTTCGCCAGGAACATATAATCCCTCTGGTTCTTCGGATAATTCAACTTTTTCATTTTGATATTGTAAACGATCATGCATAATATCGTCTGAAAAAAGAACGGTTAAATTATGAGATTTTATTTTATATAGCTGTTCACACATACTTAGGCATAAATTAACGGATCGATTCATTGAATCGTCTTTTTCAAATATACTCATGTTTTATACCTCACATAGAATAATTTACCACTTATAACCACAATTTTTACATTCAAACTGACTCTTAGCGGTTTTACTGAATAATCCGAATAATCCAGCGCCTACAGTTTTCTTAGCTGCTGAAATTTTGATGATGTCGGTAGAACCGCAAGTCGGACAATGGGGCTGATTGGCGGATGGGGATGGTTGTTGACTGGATTGTTGTTTACGGCGAGCCATTACCCTCTCTTCTAATTTTTGTTTGTAAATTTGATGTGCTTCTGTGTCATATTCCTCTATTTTATTACATTTTTCAAGGAGAGAATAAATATATGAATCAATTTCATCTTCTGTTTTAGGCCATGATGTATTTGAAATTGTAGTTGTTGTTGATTCAGATGTTTGAAACATTGGTGTACCACAGAAATCGCATTGAATTGTTGCTACTACATCCGTCGCCGTGCTAAATGATCCACATTTTGGGCAAATAAATGTTTTTGAAAAATCACTAAGCTTGGCTTCTTTAATATATTTTTTAATCGGAAAACCACAACCAGGACACGCCTCTGCAAAACTGCTCACTATATTTTGGCATTCTGGACAAAATACCTTTGGCATACTATCACCTCCGTCAATATTTCCTATATTATATCATAATTGTTTGATAAATCCAACATTATTAACAATTAATTTGCAGTTTAAAGATTTAGGAAGTATATTCGGAAGCTTAGGAGATCTAAGTGGAAAACGATTTAAAAATGAAGGATCATATGATGATTTTCAAAATTATTTAAAAGATTCGTTTAATGCATCTTTTGGTGTTGGTAAAGACGGAATTAGTAAATTTAATTCAGAACAGATAGAAGCAAAAGCAAATGTGTTAGGCTTAAATAAAGAATTAAAGAACCAAGCTTTATCTTTGGCAAGTGATGCAGCTCTTTCTGCAAAAGCAGCAACTGGTAAATTAACATACGCAGATGCAATAAAAGATTCTATAAATAATGCTCCGGCGTTAGCAAAGGCTCTGCAAAAACAAGGTAAGCTTACTTTAGAACAAGAAGATTTATTAGGCAAACTAAAAGAAGGTTCTGCAGGGTATAATGAACAAGTAAAAAAAATCATTAATGCGAATGCGGAACTAGGTGACTCTATAGTCGAACTCCCAGAATCTGCATCAAAAGCAAGTACGGCATTTTCTGGCCTTTCCAATTATTTCAAAGGATTGCTGGCTACTCTAAAAACAATGCTTCCACTTATTGCGGCTGTTGGAGCAGCGTTCGCGGCTTATTCGGCTTGGAAATGGGCAGATAATAAGTACAATCTTACCTATGATACCAACCTGAAAAATGTTAAAGAACATGTTTCTAATCTTCAAAATGCTCAAAAAGAAGTAGAAAATCTAAATGCAAAGGCTGATCAATATAAACAGACTCTTCAGGAAATAGCTTCTAATTACAATGTTACATTAGAAGGTACTGAATCTGTTGATGAGATGATTGACAAGATTAAATCTGCAGACAATGTGCAATTAACTCTTGTTGATCAGACTGAGATTGACAAAATCAAATTAGGAAATGATGAACTTGAGAGAACATTAAAGTTAAAAGAACAAGTTGTTACCTCTGAGCAAAGACAAGCTGCGGAAGATGCAAAAGATCTTTTAAATAAATATAAAAGCATGGATATGCCTGATTATACAATCTTGCATTGGAATCCATGGAAGAAGGATGATATCCAGGATGAACTCAAGGAATTTTACAAAAATCCTGGTATAGATATCAATCTTAATGAGAATGATGGTGCAATTTCAAGAACCGGATCTCTAGAATCATACTTGGCGTTTTATCAGAAATATCAAGATCTCCTAGTTAAAGCACAAGAAAAGGCTGGTAAGGCGAAATCTGATAAAATTCGGAAAATGTACGAAAGCGATGCGAAAAACCTTCAAGAAGCTATTGATTCTATGGATTCAGAACTTCAAGAAAAAGCTTCTGATATCACAGATATGCTGAATAGTTTTTCTGTAAATGGAGAAGGTTTGACTGCACTATCTGGTTACGAGCCGTATTTTGAAAAAGCTAGGAAAATGCTTCGTTTAATTACAGATAAGGATCTTACAGATGCACAAAAGGCATTAAATTCTCTTAGCGATTTCTTTGATGGTTCTTTTGGTAAGAATGCTCTCAAAGCAGAATTAAAAGAATCTGCTGGAAGCGCTGAAGAATTACAAAAAGCACTTGCCGGTATGGGGCTTACTTTAGACGATCTCGGAATTGACAATATTTCTGATCTACAATCTTATCTTCAAGAAACCGCATCGGCTGCAGAGGATGCGGCTGATGCGATCAACACAGTTGAAGGTAGCGTTGCAAGTGTAACGAGTGCATTCAATGCAGACAATCAGGATGCTTCTTGGAAAACGATGGCAGAATATCTTGCCCAAGCGGATGAACTATTTGCAAATGGGCAGATTGGTACAGACGACTTCAAAGAAGCGGCTCAGTTTATGACGCAGAAGAAGATCAATCCTGATGACGGATTTACTTTTGATGCACAGGCGTATGAAGCAGCATGGAAAAAAGCGCAAGACAAAGTTAAAAGATATTTTGACAACGAGGATCAATTTCAAAGTGCGGAGAATTTCTTAACCGATCTTCAAAATGTCGGTCTTGCCATTGCAGATGGTAATAACGATTTCCAATGGACGGAGAACTTTAAAAGTAGTGCGGATGCTGCGGATAAATTAGGTCTTAGCGTAAGTGCTGTTGAAGTTCTTATGCATAATCTCGAATCTTATGGCGCGGAATTTGATGATATGCTATGGTCTGGCGATGTTCTGGATCAGTATAAATCAGCTCTAAATGGAATTAAAACTATTTATGATTCCATGGAAGAAGGAGCTACAAAAGATCGATACAAAAATCTCATTGATGGATGGGATGAAGAGTTAGCAGGTTATGAGAATGATCTTTCTACTCTTACAAATGACGACGTTGTTGTCAAAATTCAGTTCGAGTATAGTCTTGCTTCTATCCAACAGCAAATTGATCAGCTTCAAAATACTGCCGATGAGGGTGGAGATAATCAGACTTGGGCAGAATTAAATGCTTCCAAGAGACAATATCTTAAGAAAGCAGAGTCTGCTAATACAAGTGAAATTGCAAATCTTGACGCTTACAAAGAAGCAAGTTCTTATGTCGAAGAATTAAAAGCTAATTTAGCGAGTGCAACCGACGAAGAAACAAAAAATGCAATTCAGAGACAGATTTCTAACGTTTATGACGCTATGAAATACATGAATGATGCATTCGTTGATTCCGGACAGCAATGGTCTGAATACTATCAGAGCGATCAGTATAAATCTGATTATAAGAATTTTGGCGATCAATTACATAGTGTTATGAATGTCGATGCAGACACAACGCAAGCTAAAGAGAAAATTGATAGTTTAACAAACGATACAGAGAACAAATCAACAACAATTGATATTGACGCAAATATAGACAAAGCAAAAACAGCCTTAGAGAATCTAAAAAATGATGATGGTACATTAGATTTAGGAGACATCAATACTCTACAGGCGTACAACGCTCTGAAAGATTTGTTAGTTGAAAAGCAAGAATTAGAGCAACCTGCGGTAATGACAATTGATACGAGTAAATTTTCTGAAGAATCTACGGAAACAATCAATAAACTGCAAGAGTTCCAAAAAGCATATGAAGATCTGAATGCCCAAAACCAGATGAAAGATATGGGCTTTAATATTGATACATCGGAAGCCGAGAAGAAAGTACAGGATCTTTACTCTGATTTAAAAGACAATGACTTGGTTGCACAGCTCAAGCTTAATACGGATGATGCAGATTCATTTGAAAAATCATTAGGAAAATTGTCTGAAGATGATATTAGACTTCATATAGACGGAGATACGTCTAAACTTGATGATGCAATGAACAATAGCGTTCCAAAAGAAAAAGATGTAACTCTCACACCAAAGGTCGAAAAAGAATCTCTAGACAAAATTGATCAGGAATTTTCATTTTTAAAAGAGGGACATTCTATTCAAATTACGGCTAACGTTGACGGAGATCAGCAGTTAGTTGAAGCGATTAGAGGAGAAGATAATACTATTACTTTTCAAGCTGACTTGAATGGTGTTAAAACCGATCTTCAACCATATCTTGATGAACAGGGAAATATCGCATTTACGGTAGACGGATCACAAGTTCAACAGGAAATTGATGAGAACGTTCCAAATGATAAAGATGTGTCGGTTGATGCAAAAACATCAGGAGAAGACAAACTTGTAGGTTTAAAAGGAGCTATTGAGAATGTAGCAGATAAAAATGTTGAAGTGGCTGCAAAAGTATTAGGGTCAGATGTTGTACAGAAATTAGTCGGTATAATCGGACAGGTTGTTAGCAAAAACGTCACTGTTGGCGCAACTGTATTTGGTACAGGAGCAGTATCGTCTTTGGCTTCTGCTATTGGTAGTGTTGTTGGAAAAGTAGTTTCCGTAGGAGCTAATATTTTTGGACCACACAAAGTAGATGGTACTGCTCATTCTCTTGGTACAGCTTATTCATCAGGAAACTGGGGAGCAAAAGAGTCTGGTACTTCTCTTGTTGGAGAATTAGGTACTGAAATTGTTGTCGATCCAACAACAAGTACGTGGAGAACTGTTGGAGATAATGGGGCTGAATTCGTTAATATTAAGCGTGGTCAAATTGTATTTAATCATCGCCAGTCAGAGGAGTTACTTAAGAACGGTTATGTAACTTCCGGCAATGGTCGCGGAAAAATACAAGGTGGTGCTTTTGTATCTGGTACTGCATTTGGAAATGGTTCCCCTGGTATTCATAAGAATAACGGCGTGATGACATCAGAGAAGAATAAAGATAAGAACATTTCATCTAAATCTTCTGGTGGTTCTTCCGGAGGCACTTCTACTCGTACATCAACCGGTTCTAGTGGAGGATCTTCAGGTGGTAGCTCCGGAGGCACATCTGCTGATAAATCTACAACCGAGGAAGTAGTCGATTATATCAAGATACTACTCTCCCGCCTATCTCGACTTTCTGAACTTGCTACAGATGCTATTGATCGTGCAGTAGGATTAGTTGCAAAGGAAAATCAGGCTGCGGATGCAATAAGTAAACTTCAAAATGAACGTGTTCATAATCAAAAAGCCGCTGAAATGTATCTGGCAAAAGCTGAGAGTATTGGCTTATCCGATGCTTATAAAAATCAGCTAAAAAATGGTAGTTTTAACATTGAAACAATCACAGATGAGGATCTGAAAAAGAAAATCAGTGATTATCAGAGTTATTATGAATCTTATCTTGATGCAACAGATAACGTAGCCAAGCTCGAAGACAAGATTACCGAACTCGCTGAGAAACGTCTGGAAATCATTGAAAAAGAATATGATGCGATCGTAGACATCAATGATAAAATCAAAAACGTAGCCGATTCCAAAATATCTCTTAACGATGCTCTAGGCGTAGCCATCGACAATCCAGACAATTATGCAAGCATAAATAAATCCATCAAAGCACAGGAAGATACTTACAATCAGCTGACGAAAAAGCTTTCCGATTATCAGAAAGAGATGGAGTCTCAACTTTCCAGCGGTTATCTTAAGAAAGGTTCCGAAGCTTATCAAGCTGCTATGAAAAATATTCAAGATTTCACAGCTAAGATTTATGATGCTTCTACCAGCCTTCTTGAACTACGGGACAAATTGGATCAGATTAAAATTGATACCATCCAAAATGTAATTGACGGAATCAAACGTAATTCGGATATTACGGAGAAATATATTTCTTACCTGCAATCCCAGAATCGTGATGTGCCAGAGAATCTATACACTGACCGTATAGATAATAATAACGCTCAAGTACAGCAGAATCTAAAGCAGATGGAAATATACCGGAAGAAACAGGCGGTTCTTGATGTCAATTCTAAATCGTATCAAGATTATGCAGAAAAGATTCAAACGCTAAAAGAAAATACTCTGGAACTGATTACGGACAATGAATCTCTTCAAGATAGTATCTATGAGCTACGTTTTGAGCCACTTGACGATGCTATCCAGAAGTACAGTGATCTTGAAGATGAGCTAAAAAGTTTCCGCGACCTTCTGAACGATGATGCATTCCTTGATAAGCAAGGACGTATCACTGAAGAGGGATTGGCACAAGTTGCTCTCTTACAGCAGAGTATTGGTACGGCAAAACAAAAAATTGCAGATTATACCACGGGTCTGCAAAAACTAAAAGAGTCTTATGACAATGGGGTTATTTCCTTAACGGAATATAATGACAAGTCAAAAGATTACCGTGAAGGTATTCAAGGTTCGATTGCAGATGTGAAATCATATCAGGACAGTCTGGTTGATCTGTATAAGAACGCTATGAGTACAGAGGTTGATTATCTTGATAAAATAATCAGCAAGAGAAAAGAAGCCCTGACACAGCAGAAGGATATGTACGACTATTCTAAGAAGATTAATTCTCAGAATAATAACATAAATAGCCTTAAAGCCCAAATCATGGCTTTAGAAGGGGTGAAATATTTGCTCCTGTAAAATCTATTTAATTGCGGGAAGTCCCCATAAGGTTTAATTGGCTACAACGTAACCGGAAACGGTAGGCGTGAATGCGGTAGAGTTATAAACTCACAGTCCATTATTGGATAGAAACCATAAAAATAATTAAACTAGGGATAACCGGGTGTGCAAGTCACTCAGACGCAGCGAACTTCCTAAGTCAGAAATGATATGGAAGACGTTCAGAGACTAACCCATATTGGGTGGCGCAATGCCTTAATGTAAGACCGCAAGCGATTGGCGGTTTGAAAAATATAGACTATTTGAATATTAAGTGATATTATAAATTTGAGGCGTTCTGTTTTATGTCTACTGATGAACAGGCAGAACACAGTGCGCATACAGATAAAGAATAGAATGGCATCTAACAACAAAAATTTGAACACATTTATTAAAATTTACAGACAATAAAGTGGTATTTTTGTTGATACTGCGAATAGATTTTTCCTTTAGAATTGCATATAATAAATATAAGAAAGGGGAACCTTTCTCAATAAATCTGGTGTGATGCAGCGAAATGCGACTGCTAGAAATACAACCGTAGAAGCACATACCGGGCTAGGAACTGGTGTGTGTGGAGGTTTACAAAGGTAAGGGGTTTACCATAGCCTAGCTAGGTGAAAACCGAAAGAAAATCCCACAATGAAGTAAGAGAGTTAGCACCAGTGACTCTCTTATTTTTATGCACAAGGAGATAAAATGGATGCAATATCAACAGCGTTGACATCTTTTAAAGATTTATCTTTATATGAATATAAATTTAGAATTGCGTATAAAAAACAATTATATGATCTTGAACTGAATTTTGACAATGAAGATTTTTATCATTGCGCCGGATTGCAGTATTTAAAAGACATAGATATTCCCAAAAACGCTTCAAAGTTGTTTCGTGAAATTGTAAACGGCAAAATTACAGACGACTATTTGGAGAAAAGTAAGAAGTACCCATTTCCAAAACCAGGAATAGATGTCCAAAAAAGAATTTTGCACCTAGGTGTTTTAAGAAAATATATAGAAGCAGATAACGCAATTTGGAAATACGTGAAAGAGCAGAATGTCGGAAGTCAGATAAATGCTGATTATATGATAGTTTCTACAGTTGATAATGTGGAAGCATACATATTTCTAAGAAAAAGATCGTCTGACCCAAACGATTTAAAATACTGTATCTGCTCATTTTTTGTTAATCCGATCAGAACATATAATGGAGCAAAAGCATATTGGTTTTATAAATCAAAAGTCAATTTAGAAACAAATGAAGAACAAATATATTATCAGAAACAACCACAGGAGCAGTAAACCTACTGCTCTTTTCTTATACCTCAAATCTTAATTACAATCCCTCAAATAAAATTCAAATAGAAGATATAGTCCCATGCCATACGAAAGTATGGAGAGCAGTTATGCTCTTGTCCACGTAGCGAGTGGATGAAAAGAAAAATGAAATAATCTCGATGCTCAATCTCAAGTTAAGAAATTGAAGCAGCAGCTCAAAGAAGCGCAAGAAGATCTCGATGATACGAAGCGTGACCATGCTTATGATATGCAGTCTCAAGGTTTCGATAAGCTCAGTGAAGATCTGAAAACTTCTCTTGATGATACCGAGTATGAAATCAGCCATAATGCTGATAAACAGCTTGAGATCATCAATTCTATGCTTGACAAAGCCGTGTCCTCTTACCAAGAAGCATACGGTAAAATCAATTCTATCATCAAAAATACTGGCTGGGTAGGTAGTACGGATTTTAACAATACCCAGTCTGATCTAAGCACAGAGACAGGTGTTAAGAATCAAAATTCCAACGCATCACAGTCTCAGTCCAATGCAAATCAAAATCCATCCAGTGCCGCATCTGGTACAAAAACTGATCCAATTCAAAGTAATGATAAAGCGAACAGTGATCTTGCGGATCAATTAGTCAAGCCGGAAGATACAACGAATCGTAAGGTTGCGGAATTAAAGGTGTCTCCTACTTCTACTACACTGGAAGAGGGTAAATCAACAAGTATTACTGCTACAATCAGACCGAACGATGCGGCTAATAAAACTCTTGCTTGGAAATCAAGTAATGAATCAATTGCTACTGTATCTAATGGTACGGTAAAAGCAAAGAAACCTGGCTCTTGTACGATTACTGCTACCACTACCGATGGAAGTGGACTGTCTGCAAAGGTATCAATTAAGGTCAATGCAAAACCAAAACCACCAAAGCCACAGCCGAAACCACAACCAGCAAAAACTGGTGGCGATGGAATTCCTCGTGTTGGCGATGTCGTAACGTTCACAGGATCTTACTACAATGACTCTTGGGGTATGGCTCCAAAAGGTAGTAGATTTTCCGGTCAGCCTGGTGCTGTTGTTATTGATTCTTATACAGCTAGGGAATATGGCGGAAATGGACGTACTACTGGTGATTTTAAGATCCATATCAAGAGTGCGCATGATCCTAATTATAGTGATCTTGGATGGGTGCGTCTCAGTCAGATTAGTGGTTATGAAAAGGGTACGGATCGTATTCATGGCGATCAGCTTGTATGGACAAACGAAAATAAAGACACCAAACATCATGGCGTTTCAGAAGTAATCTATCGCAAGAAAGATGGTGCTGTCCTTACACCTGTTCAAGATGGAGATTCTATTCTACCAGCAGATTTCGTAAGTAATTTAGCTGCATTAAGTGCAATTGATCCACGGGAATTCGGTATGAATGTGAGTACTACGCCAAATCTGGTGCAGACGAATATTCCTCAGAATATCAGCAATGCCGGAAATGTAACGGTAACAAATCATTATGATGCGTTGCTTAATGTGGAAGGTAATGTTGATAGGGATGCTCTGCCTGGATTACAGGAAATTCTGGAGAAGTCTTATCAGTATACAAGTAAACAGATCGTGAAAGATGCAAGAAAAGTTGGTATTAGACCATCAAGATAACAAACTTTTATGGGAGGGTACTGTCAAAGGTACTCTCCTATTTCTATAACTATAACAAAATTTTGGAGGTGAGAACAAAATATGGCAAAAGAATTTAAAGATTTTACGTTTATGGGAAAGAAACTAAGTGATTTAAGTGTGAAATACGTATCTGTGGATTTTGATGGTGATGCAGATGTGAATATGGCGATGGAGAGGGATATGGAGACTGGAGATGCAAATCGCTATAAAGTGGAGCCGAATTACTTTTACGATAAGTGGAACGATACATTAGAATTCGAGCTTGATATTATTAAAGACCCATGTAAATTCACGAATCAAAATGCAGCAGTAATTACTAAATCAGAACGTCGTGAAATTACTAGATGGCTAACTTCTTCTCACTTTCCAGAATGGTTAACATTTTCAGGAACAGGCGATTCAGCAGATGATACAATTCGTTATTTTGGTTGGTTTAATAATATCGAATCTTACTCCGTTAATGCTCAAACATTTGGATTAAAATTATATTTTAAATGTACAACACCATTTGGTTATACTGATAACCTCGTAACAAGTGTATCATGTACCACATATAAAAATATTTTAATCGCAAACAATAGCGACGAACTGAATAGTTATGTGTATCCTTCAATTGACATTATTCCAAAGGCAAATGGAGAAATATATATATGCAATATGTCTGATGCGACAATTAATCAGACAGGTACGCTTTCTTCTTCTAATACGAATTATCAAAGTCAGCTAGTATCATTAGTAAATACATATGCAAGATCAAATGCTTGTACTGTAGAATTCACGATTTCAGATTCTACAAAAGACATCGATTGGCATTGCAATAATACACTTGCTAACTTTAAGTTAGTTGATGCTTATGGGAACGAAACTTATCACACGATATTTTATAGGACGGACTCAAAAGTATATTACATTATTGAAAATGGTCTTATGCGGATGTCAATGTCTAAAGATTTGAAAGTATATCTTGACTGTCAGAAACTTACTATTAACGATGAATTAGGAAGAATGGTAACTTACGATAAATTGGGTATTACTGATGTGGCTTATATGTATTGGCTGCAGCTCTTGAACGGGAACAATTCTCTTCTATTTTATGGTAATTGTGATTTTAAAGTTAAACATATTGAGTCTCGAAAGGTTGGTGAATAAACGTGAATATAGTTTTTAATCGTTATAATGAGCCGATTCAGGGGCATGTATATTTAGGAACACCAAATGGTAAAATTCTATGTGCTATTAATGGAATCGAAGAAAGTACGTTTCAGCTCACGTCAAAATTTAATAATACATTTGAATTGACGTTTGACTTGAATGAAAATATTCTTATTCAAGATGGAAAAGGTCTTTCTAAATTAGTTCATTCCAATGTATATGATCTTGTTGGATGGCTTATGCGTGTTTATGTCGAAAATGTTGGTTGGTTCATCATGGAACATCCGAAAATTACTGACGATGGTATGAAGCAAACCAAAACAATCACATGTCAATCCGCAGAAATCGAGATGCAACAACACGATCTCAAGAATTTTAAAATCAACCAGGGAACAACAGATTCCTACGAGATGTTAGCAGATAATAATGTGGAGAAAATAGATGATGTAGAATTTGCTAAAGAACAAATTAAATTTCACAATCCTAAAAATCCGCAACTTAGTTTGATTGATTTAGCCCTAAAAGCCTCTGGCATGAAAGGATGGTCTGTTGGGGAAATTGATTCAACCCCAAAAACGTATCGGACATATAAAGATGGAAAATATGTCGAAACCACTACTCTTCTATCTAACGAAATTGGTGCATTTGATATTGAGAGTCAGGATCTTTATTCTTTCTTTACACAAGATATGGCTAAATATTTTCAGTGTGTATTTGTATTCGACTTTTTGCATATGAAAATAAGCGCTTACCACCCAGAGAATTATGGCAAGAGTACAAACGTAAACATTAATTTTCGCAATCTGCAACAATCTCAAGAAATTTCTGTAGATGATAGCAATATGTATACTAGATATTATGTGCAAGGCGCAGATGATCTTGGCATTACTTATGTCAATTTTGGTTCAAATTATATTGAAAATATTGATTATTACTTAAACGAAAAATACTTCTCTCCTCTTTTAATTATTAAATATAAACTATGGAAAGAAGACTATGAAGAAGCTCGTATATTATATATAGAAGCAACTCGTCAATATAATGAACAAATGAAAGTCGTAACAGAGCTATATGATCGCGTTCCACTAGATGATTGTTCGACTGATTGGAGTACATTTACGGACGACGAACTGAAAGAAGCTCAAGCAAATTATCAGGCACAACTAAAAGGTTACGAACAGTTCTATGTGGATGACGATGGAAATTTCGATGAAACAGCTTTGAAAAATTCTTCTGATGCAAATGATTATTATCAGATTAAAGATGTTATTCTCCCATCGATTCAGATTGAAATGGATAATCGTCAGTTACCAACAGATGACGATAATGCCGATTATGTGGATTCTTACAAAACAAATTGGAAATTATATGGTTTGGATGAATTAAAAGTCAAATTACAAGAATATAAAAATACTATCGAAACTTGTAAAAAAGGAGGATATGATCAACCATATACAGAGGATTCATCTCATACTAAAGATATTCACGATACAATGTACGCAAAATATCTTGATGCCAAAAACCAATTAGATTCAAATTATGTTGGCGGATGTCAAGAAGCATATGATCAGCGACAATCTGAAATTGATGCAGCAAACGAGATATTAAATAGTTATAATAAAACTCGTACAGATCTCGTAAAACAGGTTTCAAAAGAAACTTGGAGTGGTGTTGTTTCTGCTGATAATTCAGGATACATTCTCGATGAAGCCGGGAATTATATAACAGACGAAGCTGGTAGAAGAATATATTGCGACACGCAAAAATTACAATTTACAGAGCGTGATCTTACCGAGTTGTCGAAAGTTTATTATGATGGTGATTACTCAAATGAGAATATGTTTTTAACAGACTCAGACGACCAAGTATCTGCTATTGATGAGCAACTTAAGCTTCTAGATGCTGCTATTGACGATTTGTACATAGCATCTCATCCCCAATATCAATTTACCACATCTCTTGATAATTTCTTAGCCTTGGCTGATTACGAAGATTATATAAAAAATATAAATCAGGGTGACTATCTATGGTTGACCGTAGATAATAAGGTAGTAAAACTTCGTGTAGTTGAAATACAATATAATCCGCTTATAGCAGATAATAGTATTCAAATAACATTTTCTAATATGATACAAGGACGTAGTAGTAGAAATGACTTATCATACGTCCTAAACACACCATCAAATGCAAGTAAATCTTCCGCATCTGGTTCATCTAATAACTTTCTAAATAATGAAGGAATTACTCTCACAGCAGGCCTCATCCAAAAACTCATTTCCAATGGCGCATTCAAGAATGGTGTTTCTCAAATAATCAATAATGAATTTGCTGGTATGCTGGCTGGCGGTTCTATTTCGCTAAAAGAACTTAATGCAAAAATCATTAAAGTAACCGATTTGTACGGTGAAAATGGATATTTCGAATATCTACAAGCTAAACTTATTACAGCAGGAAGAGTCGTTGCCGATAGTGCTGATTTTAAAGAATTATCTGCTCTTGCTGCTACCATCAAATCTGCAATCATTGGCGCTTCCTCAACGTAAACGGTAAAGCCCGCAAAATTAAGACATATCGAACATTTTGTTACCTACTTGTTTCCTATTCACCAATTTTGGTACTTTTTCAGCACTTCTCAGACCAATTTTATACCTCGATTCCGTCATAAACATAACCCGTTTCCTGCCAGAATTTCATGGGTGATATGTAATAATCATACTGGCTACTTCCGTCTTTCTTGAAAGCTACTCCAAATGTGAGTAATCCCTGGATGATTCCCTGTCTCACAAACTGAGGATCTTTCTTCATTACTCTTGCAGCTACATTCACCGGTACATTTTCGCCAGTAAATCTTGGCACTTCTAACCATACCTTCTTTTCTTCCATTTGTCAACTCTCCCTCCAATATAAATTTCCATATACCCAGTCCAGCAATTTTAATGCGATCATTCCTGGTGCCAGCATTACCAGCACCACCAAAAAGAAGAATCCGGCCAGCACTGTTGCCGCAAACTCACCTTTCCTGGTTTTATCGCACCACTCAGCTCTCGGACATATTCCTTCATCAGTATAGCACTTGCCATCGCATTCGTCTCCTCGCTGCCACATCTCCCTCACCCCTCTTCCGCAAGGGCTTTTCCAACTGCTTCCATAATGCTCTCTGCCTTTGCTGGTCCGATTCCCTTTACTGTCAAAAGAATCTCTCTCAGCTCATCCGCTTTCAATCCTTCGGCGTCTTCCTTGCCCTGGTTGTATGCGTTCATGTAATAACGAGACAGGTAGTTGGACATATCCTGGTGATCCATTTTCTTAATTTCCTTGTACATCTTTCGGTTCAAAACCATCTGCTTTGCCATGACTACTCACCCTCTCTTCCGTCAATTCGATATACCGCATCATCGTAATAAGGGTATATCCGTCCATTATTTCTTCCGATTCTTGTATCTCTGATGCGGAACGGATCTTCTCCTAAACCGTCCACTTCCTTTCCCATGAATACTACACCTTTTCCGCTCAGCGGATGATTTTTGCATCTGAAGTGTACAACATCACCCACCTGCATCTCTCTTCCATCTTTCGCATATTTACCTGTTTTCATGTCTCGCCTTCCTCTACTTTCCTTATGATCTTTAACTGTTCCAACGGAACAAGCCTTGTTTTATTGCACCCATATGCTACAATGGCAACCTTTTTCTGCTCTATATCATTTCGGTTTACAAAATCAACTTCTACTCCATCTGGCCTGCAAGCACTATCACAAAACAATTCTGCTTTCAGCGTAATAAGCTTCATGCCTATGACAACGCCTACAAATCTCTTCTCCACTGCCTCGTAATATGTTTTTACGAAATCGCTACCGCCCCATTCTTCCGATTCTACTTTTCTTTCCTTTTCTTCGGCATTTTCGTCAACATAGTAATAAACATCGGAGTATTGTTCAGAGTGCCGGATATATTTTCCGTCCTTAATTCTTTTCATATAAGTATTGCACTCTACAACTTGAAACATATATTCATTATTCCTGCGTAATTTCACTGCATGTCCGCCTCCTGTCTCTTGCTGCTGATCTAAACATCATAAGCAGCATTTCTGATACTGGTCTGCTCCGATCATGTCTCTTGGCTTTCTTTATGCAGGTTAATTCTGTTCCATCCAAAACATATACACCAACGTAGTGTGGGACCTCCAATGAAATCGTTGCGTAAATCTTCTCCGGCATTACCAGGTAATTATAATCTCCGATGAAATTCAAGCCATGCCCCGAGCGAAAATCCTCTACAGATGATTTCACTTCATAACAGTAAAAGTCTCCTTTTTCTATTCCGGACACCGTATTATTAACCGGTTTATATCTCATATAATCAACTCTAACTGCATGGTTTGTGGAGTAATCAAATGTCACTTCCTTAGCCCAATATATCCGGGGATCATTGTACGGATTGATTTTCTTTTCAAGTGCCAGAGACAACGTAGCTGTTATCTCTGGTCTTCTGCTCACTCTTTCTTCTCCTTTCTGTACAGTTCAGATGTTCCATCCAGCACCTGACATTCCTTTTCATCTTCAAAATACCAACCATACGGCTCAAACACCTCATATCCTTTCAAGAGTGCGTCTCCTTTGTTTTTATTAAAGACCAAGTTGTAATCATACGGTTCGTTGCAAATTTTCATTGAATTGTGCAAAATAATCATCATCTGATGTAAGGAACTAAGTTTTCCCGCTGACTCATCTGCTGCTTTTTTCTCTTCTGGTGAAGATTCATAGTAGCTCTTTTTCAAATAGAAATCTCGCACTGTGCTTGCATAAATGTAACTGCCAAGTGCCATCATAGCTTCCCATATCTTTTCTTTTACTTCAGATTCATCTTTAACCGGGCTGATTTTCCCCGAAATAATATTCTCCAGAAATTCTTTTCTTCTGGCACTGCTTTCTTTTAATATCGCTTTGATTTTCCTTTTTGCCTGATCCTTTTCCTTTTGCTCTTTTTCCCAAGGTGAAAGTTCTTTCTTTCCTTTTGGAATTTTTGTAATAATTCTCAAGCTACGATAATATACTAAGAAAAATTTTTCTTCTTCTGTCTTTGGAAGTTTGATCTGCTCCGGAACGTCTTTGTCTAACTCATACTCCTTAATAGTATTCCATTTTCCGCTCCAAATTTCATTTTCTGCTGACTTCGGGGCAGCCTTAATGCCTTTCTTCTTCAACATCTCTTTCAGTTTTTTTGCATTTTCATTTCGTTTAGCTTCTGCTGCAGCTGCTTGCGCTCTGCTCACTAAGTCTCTTGAACTGGTTGCTTCTCTGAGAATTTTATCCCTCGTCTTAATATCTTTCACTTTTTCCAGTTCGTATAAATCCTTCAGCGTTAACTGAAAATTTTCATCCTGCTCCTTCTTTTTAAGTTCATCCTGGTTTAGCTTCGCAATATTTAACCTACGGCGAATGGTAGTCTTGCTGAATCCAGTTTTCTCAGCAATTTGTTCCTCGGTATCTCCCAAATCAAGCATAAGCTGAAATCCCTGGGCCTGCTCATAAATTGTCAAATCGCTGCGCTGCATATTTTCTTCCAGCATGATTGACAACTGTTCTTTTCGGCTTAATCCTTCAGCGATCCTGCATGGCAATTCTTCCAGGCCTGCTAACTTTGATGCTCCATGCCGGCGGTTCCCAATCAACGCATAATACTCTCCAGGCTGTTCTTCTACCGGAACAACCGTTAAATTCTGTAAACACCCCTGTTTTTTCATCGATTCTGCCAGCTCCGTCAAATCTCCGAGATCCTTTCTTGGATTCTCCGGGTGCGTATGAATGTGATCTATTCCGATATAAACTATATCTCTTCTTTCTTCCATGGCTTTTCTCCTCATTCTCATATATGAACGGCGGCTTTCCAGCCGCCATATCAGTTACTCAGTTTTCAGTTTTCTAAAATAAGCGGAGCGGAAACCGAGGTCGCCGCCGGCGCTAGTCCGAGGGTTGCTCAGGCCCACGTAGAACACGCCAGCACTGGAAGTGTTGCTCCAGTCGCCCCCGCAGATCGGCAAATATTCTCCCTCAGTGCTATCAATATAGCAGTAGGCTTCCGGCTCTCCAGGATACAGAGCCAGCTCTTTCAGTGTTTCGCTCTCGCAATCAATATTAACATCTTCCCATCTACATCCATCGTATCCCTCTTCGTGATCACTTTCAGCAAGGAATTTGATACCGCCATCGGAAACGCTTACTCTAATAGACTTTCCGGAATCATCTCTTACCGGTTCCCAATTATCTCCTTCAAGGGTAAGATCAATATCCAATGCTGCATCGTTATTCTTTGCCATCTCCAGCTGTCCGTCTTTTATTCTCAGGCCTCTTACCATTTCCCATACGTTTCCGGACAGATCGTGAACGCCTTCCAATGTATGATCGTGGGTCCATGTTGCCGGTCCTGATCCGGTTTTGGTCTTTCCGGATTCTCCTGCTGACTCTCCATGTTCTTCCGGGTTTGCATGGTACTTTCCATAGTTCGTGTTGCCATGTGGCAAAGTACCATTCTTCAAGCTGAGGTTCGCAAGTAATCCCCATTCAGCTCTTGTCATAAGATGCCATCCCTCTCCCTTTGAAAAACAAGCTCTCGCCGCCTCATCATTGGTAATTCCTGTCCATGGCTTCTGCATTGGCAGGCTATAAGGCTTTCCGTTAATTTCGCAGTTCTCATAGACAGAAATGTAAATTTCATCGTATTCTTCATCTCCAATGATAAACGCTGCATTTGTTTTATCGCTTCCACCGAACAGCTCCTTATTTGTCACCTTGCGGAATCTGTGCATGAATGACGGGATGCCGGCATTGTCGTAAATTGCCACTACTACGTGTTCCAGGTTTCCGCTGATGAAATGGGTTGGCGTGATCTGCTCCTCAGTATTCTTTTTTTCGGAAGGTCTCTCCTGGATTATCGGACAAATATTGATCTGCATATCATCTCTTGCCGCATAATCCTTAATTGCTTCCATCTGCTCTGCAACGAATTTTCTCTTTCCTTTAAACTTTGCTGAAAACTCACCATTCATAAACTTTGCTTTTGCCATGTTCTTTTCCTCCTATGCTGTGGCTAATTCTCTATTCAAAAGTATCTCAAATACTTTGAATCCATAAATAAATCCCTGCATTTCTGCCTCGATTGCAACTCCCATTACCGAGTCCTCTACTTTTCTTTTGGCTGCTACATCATCATTCAGCCCGCCCATTGCCTTATAAAACTCTTCGTATTTTGCCCCAAGCTCTTCGATTTCTCTATTCTCGATTGCCGGGCCTTCGATAAACTGGTCGAACAGATTCTTTATGTAACTGCACTCTGTTCTGGATCTTCCCTTCATCAGGATATTTTCCTGCGTTTTTACTCCATGGAAATGCTGTGCGATTAAATCATTGAATTTCCCAAGTCCTTCCACGAAAGCCTTACTACGTTTTTCCTCGGCGCATATCTTTTCAATGTAAAGCTGGCAGCCTTTTTCACTCAGTTTCCAGATTGGATGTTTTCTCTGGTTTCTATACGGTCTATACGCAATCTCGAACTCCTTCTTTTCGTCTTCGGACGCTTCCGCATTGTAAAACCGAGAAATCCGATTAAAAATTCTCATGTGCGTACTCTGGAAAATTTTTGCAATTTCCCAACTGGTAAGTGGCTCTGCAGGTTGCGTTGTTCCCTCTGCTACTTTTCGGATAAGCTCTGCGGCCTTTCCGATTTCTTCCGGCGTGATCTTAATTTCGTTCATCCTTCCAGCTCCTTTCTCAAAGCCTGCAGAAGAGGATGCCAAGGCCTGGCTCCTCTCATGCGCTTCACGACTTTTCTCAAATCAATCTCTTCCTTGCTGATGCTTTCCATTCCGATCAGCTTATCGCTGTTCCAACGGATCAGCTTATCCTTGAATCCATCGGTCAACTTTACTTCTCCAGCTGCGCACTGTTTGTCCTCGAACATGACCCACTTTTTCCCATTAAGAATGCAATAACCAACAATCATCTCTTGTCCTCGCTTTCAATATCAGCGCTTTCTCCGGGAAAACAATTTCCGCAATATTTCCATACCTTATCTCCTACTTTCACGAATGTAGAATAGGTTGCCATATATTTTCCTGTCTTCGGGTTTAACCTACTGTCGTAAGGTTCTCCTACCTGCAGATATCCTGCTCCCATATTTCTCGGTGGCAAAATATTCAAGAAGTACCAGTAGACATCTTCGTCCACCAGCTCCCCAGGCTTGCAAAAATCATCCCAGTTTTTCCCGCTTTCTTCCCATCCTTTAAGTGTCTTGATCTCTTTCTGCTTTTCTTCGCTCATTCTCTGCATACTCCCTTTCTTTTATTGCTATGTAGTCTTTGACATGAAACCCATTCAAAATATTGATTGCCTGCAGTTCCGATAGTCCGCACCTCCTTTGAAGTTCCTGCCGCAGTTCTCTTCTCTCGCCTGTATCTTGCCTACCATTTTCCGGAAGATTTTCTGCCAATATTCTGTATTCATTGGCGATTTCTGCTGTGAGAAGTTCTGGCATTATACAGCCTCCACATATGTGACACTATTTGCTTTGCAATTAAATTCCGGGCAAAGAGAACTCCATAATTTTGCAAGATCATTTATGTCTTCCGCATCCAGCTCCGTCTCGTCTTCTTCGCCGTCCCTGTTTACAAATCCAATTCGATATGTGTTTTTTCGTCCGCCGTATGACTTTCTTACAATGCCTTTTCCGGCTTCTCTAATTGTCATTCTGCATCACCTCCAACTCTTCTTTCACTCGGTTCAATGCGTATTTGCCGGCCGGATTCAGCATTCTCTGCCATGCCCCCTGGGATGGTGCCCACTTAAAACCGTTCTTTTTCAAAACAGCTCTAACATCTGCCTCCGGCTTTTCACCAAAAATAATCTGCAACCTCATAGCTTCCACATTCTCAACAACCTTGAACAGTTCAAATTCCGTTTCTTTTGTTCCCTTCTCCTTGACTGCTTTCAAGCTTTTCAACCTCTCCTCTACTCTATGGATATTTGCGTTGTTGTTCTGCAGGGCGTATGCTGGAAATCCAACTCTCCCCATAAAATCCGGGGTTCTCAGTTCCTGGATCTGCTCATCGGAATACCCAAGGATTTTAAGCTCCTCATCTCCCTTTTTGGTATTCTTCAAGCGGATGGCTTTATTGACAGCTCTCATTCTTTCCTGGTTTTCTTTTAAAGCATCCAGCTTCTCTTCCAGACGTTCTATAGCGTCCTCGTCTGAGGATTTGATGATATCCTTTCCTCTCAAAATGCCCTTGATCTTATCCAGAATTTTCTGCGTCTCAGTATAAAACTGATGGTTCTTCTCCCAGGCCTGCACTTGTTTCTCTTTTTTCTTCACTGGAAAATTGCCGGCACCCGAAATCATAACTGAAGGACATCTACAGCCGATATTACTCTCCCGGTTCATGTACTCGGCCATTCTCTTTGAATATCTCTTTGCCAATGCTTCAACTCTACCCTCTTCTCTCGGTCTTGCTTCTGCAACTTTCTCGGCCAAGTCATAGGCTGCATCGACATACCCTCTGTATTCTTCGGTCTTACTTCCTACCTTATAATCGCTCATGGACATCATGTCGTGTGCGATTCTGGCCTGTTCTTCGTTGATTGTGCAATATAATCTTTTCATTTCAGCACCCTCCCTCAAACTCTGCCATTTTCTCTCTGTCGAATTTCATTGATGGATAAACACAATATCCGCTACGTTTCGTTCTTCCAGTCGATTTTGCCAGCCCTTTCGCCTCCAAGAAATCCACTACCCACGGGCAATTATTTGTATCCACATATGCTTCATTTTCCGCTAATGCTGAATCGCACAGACAAACGGTAATTCTTGCAACTGGTCCCTCTCTTCTGCTGAAGATTTCAACTGCGATACTACCATCCATCTGATACTGTCCTACTCTTAATGTGCAATCTGTATATGTTGCGTAACTTGTCTTAACCTCTAACAATGCCATGCTGTATCCCTCCTAAAATTATGCTGTGATCGGCTCTCTGTGTTTTTCCATTCTCACGTCTGCTCTTCCTGCAAGATTCTCTCGGTACTCTCTGAGACTTCTCTTTGCATCTGCTCTGGTATATTCGCTGTTTTCGCACTCCCAGCCATATCCCCAGTTTGTCATTATGTCCCAGCGATCCTTTGTTTTTCTCTGATAGCTCATTCGTAATCCCCCTTCATCTGCGAGTCTTTGTTCTTAAACACTCGCACTTGCGAGTTCATTGATTAAAAAAATTTACTCTGCATATGTCCAAGCGTCATGTGCTGATGCATATCTTTCAGCCACTGTGCCATTCGGTTTATCGAAGAAAACAACTCTTCTGTTCAACCATCCGTATTTTGTTCCGAGTACAAGATTGATTCCTTCAAGCATTGCCTGCGCTTTCTCAAAATCTTCTGATGCGATTGTATTTAATTCGCTTATCATTGCTCTTGTCATGTTAACTACCTCCAGCTTGTTTTCTGTTATTTAATTATGTATATATTATAACTCGCACTTGCGTATTTGTCAATAGTTTTGCTCTATTATTTCGAGTTTTTCTCGCACTTGCGTTTTTCAATTTTCACATCATACCCAGCAGCATTGACAATCCTCACGAAATTCTCATATCTCATATTCCCAGAAATCAATCTGCTCACTCTCTGTCTGGTTATTCCCATTTTCTGAGCCAGCTGGATCTGCGTCATTCCTTCCTTCTCCATCATTTTATTGATGATCTCTGCTGCATCTTCGCCTCTAATCTCCGTTACGGTTTCCCTCGCCGGATAAACTACCCTGCTCATTTCCAAACTCCTTCCTTTTTCAAAACCTGTTTTACCGCTTCTTTCATCGTATCAGCAGATGCTACATTTGTGTCCTGGTTCTTTTCATACAAACTTGCGATCTTACAGATAATATCCTGATTATCATTTAAGCCTCCGGCAATACCTTTCGGAATCCCCCAATAATCACAGAACTCTTCAACAGCATTCTTTATATCCTCTTCCAGGTATTCTCTCTCCCTGATCCGGTATGCTTCTTCGATCTCTGCCTCCGTCAACTCGATTCTCACCGTTCTTTCATCGCAGATGGCAATGTTATTGTACTCTTCAACTTTTTTTATTATATTTCTTTCAATTACCATGCCTTCCTCCGTTCATCAGGGCAGCTACACCTTCCGGATAATTCTCATCAAACCAGTGCCAGATTTCTATTCTGTCCGTTCCTTCTGAAAATCCCAGGAACTCTTCCAAGATAGCATCTGCGTTATCAATGGGGATTTCTCCAAAGATCTGCCACAGCTTTTCCAGTTCCTGGCTGTTGAAGCAGTCGGAAAAATCAACTGTTGCAATGCCATCTCCTTCTTTGCACCGAGGACAATATTCCTCATCACTTCCATAATGCAGGCCCAGGTCGGAATCTCTTCCGATCCACCCGCACTTCTTACATCTCCAGATCAACATTTCCCATTGCCTCCCATTCTTCTGTCAATGCCACTGTCTCTCTCTTTGCAAATACTGCGGTGCTTAAATCAATTCCGTAGAAAATTTCCCGGTTTTTCACCTTTTCCTCGAAGCGTTTTCTACAAAGCAGTTCGTTTCCGAATACTCCTCCAAGCTGTACATATCTTCCATCGTCAATCCGCTTTGCCAGCACTGTGTACTCTATATCCGGAGTATTTACAGTAACAAGTCTGCTCTGTTCTTCCTCTCCTACAGTCCATTTTATCTTCTGGCCACATTTCTCACAGTAGGGTTTCTTTCTCTGATCGACTACTCTTTTAGCCACAATTCTTCTCTCTCCCACAATGCTACTGCAGCAAGGGCAACGGAACCAATTATTTACCTGGGTTTTTGCCTCGCCATGTCCATCCGCATAATCAACAAACAACACGCTTCTTTCGTTCATGTAAAGAACCGGCGGCATTGCTACTGATTTTTTTAATGCTTCCAAAATTTCCTGATTGTTCACAGTTCTTTTCCTCACTTTCTGTACCCAACGTATAACAAAAACAGTAACATTAATATAGCTCCCATACTCTCGCCTCCTATAAATATGATCTTCCGTATCTCTTCCGGAATGCTTCCCTGGCTTTTCTTGGTTCCTGCTGGCTATTGGCAGTAATCCACTCTTTTTCCCAAATTGCCTGTCCGAGCATTTTTGATAATCTCTCGGCCATTGGATTTTCATGGATTCTGCAGAGCTTCTGTCCCATGTTATGACAATTATTGCAAACTGGGATTTTCAAGCCATCCCTTTCACTAAGTTCTCTACCTGCAGTTCCAAAGATTAAATGGTGTTCTGCTTCTGCCTGTCTTCCGCAGAAAATACAGATTTCCGGATATTCTGTCACAATTCCTTTGCTCATTCTCTTACCTCAGCTATATACAATTTCTTCAAACAATGCGTATTGGATAATTTCGTCTGCTGCAATTTCATCAATCATTCCTGGATCAACTCCCCAGGTTCCATCATACCGTCTTGCAACTGGCATGTAGTCTTCTGAAAAGTATTTCAGCAACCCTGCCTTAAAATTTTCTAACGTCAGGGAGCGATATGTTTCCTCCTCAATTTCATACAATTCCAACTCGCCGCCTCTGCTGATCTGCTCGCTGGCATATTCTCCAAGATACCTCCCTACTACGTTGACTTCTGAACACCAACACTGCAACGTTGAACTGTCTAACGCAGTTGACATGATATCGTCTACATCTTCTTGTGTAATCACGATTTCTGCCGTTATTTTTAAGATAATATCATCCATCTTAATCCTCCAATTCCGTGCCGCATACCGGGCACTTTTCAATCTCTTCATCATAAGTCTGAACATATCCTGCGCAATGCGGACACCAAGCAATTTCACCATTTGCTTTCCAGTCTTCCAGCAAACTTTCTGGATGCTGCCAATCCAGTTCCTCGAACATTGTCTCGGCCAATTCTTCATCTCCGGCAAGTATTTTCAGTATGTCGTTCCTTGTATACTTTTCGTCCGACAATTCCGGAATATAGCAAACATCGTCTGGCCTGTTCTGAAAAGCATCTTCATCCTTGAATATCCATCCTTGCCGGTAATAATCCCTGTCGATTATCTCTGGCTTGCTTCCATTTTCCGGTGAATAACTTCCGATCAGCAACGGAAGTCGCACCTGGCTTAGCGCCTCACATAACTCCAGTATCATATTTTCAATAGCTTCTGCATCTTTTACTAGCTCTCTGGTCGATGGAACGCCGCTTATGCCATTGTGCCTTGCTTCAATCCACATCTCTATGTGTTCATCCACATCGAAGTCTTCATAATACATCTGCAGATTTTCCTTGAAGCTCTTTGCCTGATCTTTTTCTTTGAAATCAATTATCATCGAAAAGTCTTCTCCTGCCGGAGATGCCTGCCCGATTTCAACATATGTCCTTCTATTATCCGGTTCAATATATGCATCCCAGTTCCAGCCCATTTTCTCTGCTTTGCTAAGAAGCATTTTCAATCCACTTGATATTTCTTTGTATTCTGCCATGTTTTCACCCCTCAGTGTCCGAATAGTACGCATCAAATGCAATGCCAGCATTAATCAACTTATCTTCCAGATAGTTTCCATAACACCAGCCATCACCGTCTTCCCAGTAACTATCCCATGCTTCCTGCAGAACTTTCTCTGCTCTCACAGCATCTTCTTCACTCACAATGAAAATGCAATCCATCCATTCATTCATTTCTGAACGGATTCTAATGCAGGTGTCCTCAATTCTCTCTACCATATCAGCGCCAAACCTCCTCAAATTTTAAAAATTCCAAGTCTTCATCGCTATAGCCATTAGTTCTCAAATATGCCTTTGCTTCTACCTCGTTTTCAAACAGCTTTACCTTCCGGCCTTTTTCCATCAACCACTCATAAGGGTTCAGCGTTATTCCTTCGATGTGTCGGCCTATGCAGATATACTTCCTGATTCCTACCCATTGAAAAATCTTCTCCTTTGCAAATTCTTCAATGGCTTCCTGGTATGTTTTCTCCGACTCATCCCAATCGGTTCGCCCGTAGTTTTCTTCAAACTCATTGGCCCAAACCACAAACATTTGCTTCCAACCCATGCTGTCTGTTTCGCTCAGCTTTGGAAATTCTTTCTGCAGATTAACATATGTCCATGTAATCTCAATCAGATTTTCCGTTGCTCTATTAAACTCTGTCTGCTGAATATCTGAATATGCCATCTTCTCACTCTCCTATGTAATAACAAGTAAAATTCCAATGGTCCCCGAACTCGTAGTAAAGTCCTCTCTTCTCAAAGATTCTGTCGAACTTTTTCTTGATTCCTGGGTTTGTACCGTACCAGAGCATATGACAAACGGTGCCTTCAAAAGCCATGCTGAGGATATGATCTTCTGCCATATTCTCAAAATATCTTCTTGGGTCCTCGTTTTCTCTCACAACCAGATGTTCCGGATCATTGTAATAAAATTCGCCTGTCTCCTTGTCGTGTGTGTCGAAGCATTTTCCATTGAAATAAATCTGAGTGTCCACCCACATATCGTGTTCCAGGAGAAACGTCCGGATCTCCACTGCAAGTTTTTCAATCTGCTTCTGTGTCAGCTTTGCTACCGTATTCATGCTGTTGCCACCTTTCTCTTTTTTCTTAGTAATCTGATTAAATGTTCTTTTGCTTTCTGGTACTGTTCCTCTGATTTTTCATCCGAATAAAACATATCCATTTCGTACCATCCATCATATCCATGATTTACCTCGAAGCCGTCATCCATAATCATTACTACACATCCCCATCCATGATTTGATGTCTCGAATGATACGAATGCACTTGTTTTCTCCTGGGCTTTCATTGCCAGTCGAAACAACTCTTCAATTTTCTTTTTCATCCTGCCACCTTTACCTTTCTGCTATGTAACGCATATATCATAGTTCCTCGCCCCTTGCCGGCCACCTTTGAAAATTCCTCGTCTGACATCGGATTCATATAAAACTGCACCGCTGTCAGCTCATCCTCTGTGTTGTAGATCTTCACTGCATAAAGCACATGGTCGGCTCCGGTTCTTCTCAGCGTTTCCGCTGCGCTATTCTCAAAATCTCGAAGGATTCCAGGAAGCTGAGAGAGGGGCATCTGCCCTCTCTGTACGCAACCGGCCAGGTCTTTCATACTCCATCTGATTGTTTTTCCCATGCCCTTACGCTTCCTTCTTTTCTGTTTTCTTAGTTCTTGTTCTCTTTGCCGCCGGCTTCTCTTGTGTCGCATTCTCTGTCTTCGGCTTTCTTGCTCTTGGCTTTTTAACCGGTTCTTCTACCGCTTTCTCTGCCGGCTTCTCTGCTGGCTTTTCTGCTTCAGCTGCCTGCTCTGGCAAACGCTCCTGCAATTTGTAACGCTTTCTGATGGATGCAATCATCAGTTCAACTTCCGCATTTACCAGTTCCTTTTCTTCATCCGTCAGGCCTGCAACCAAGTCTTCTGACTCCTGCCAGTATCCTGCGTTATCCAGGAAACGATCAATTACCTTCTTTGCTCTGTCGTGTTTAACATCCCATTTCATCCTGCAATCCCTCCTACTTCTTCAAATTCAAAAACGCCGATGCTCTTGATAAATTTCTTCGATGTCTTCATCCCTCTTCCTACCTGCTGACCGCTGATATACTGCCGGAGATAATAGCCACCAACCAGTTTTACAACTTCCCATACCTTCTTTTCATTCCATCGATCCCTGTAGTAAGTTCTTCGTACTGCCAATGTTTATGTCCTCCTACTTGCCTATCTCAATATGGCTTCCAAAAGATTATCAACTACTCTGATATCCACAACCTCTCTGTCCATCAGTTCATCCATCTCTTCGCTTTCTAAGAAGTATTCCGGAAAATGTTCTGTGCGGAAGCTCGTTCCGTACAGTTTTACAACCACTCTGATTTTTGTATCTTGCGTAGATGCCATTACAATGTCATTTAACTTCATTTTTCCTTCCTCGCTCTCTCACAGCCACTCTTCAAATCTTTCCGGGTCAATAGCTTCCATCCTGTCGAATACCAAGTCGATCATCGGATGACCACTTGGAAGCTGATTGAATAATTTCACGCAACCATCAAAATCCAATTTCTCGATCATATCTTTTGCTTTCTTCATCAGTGCTTCCATCTTTTTTCCTCCATCTCATCTACTGCCAGACCGATCACTGCTGTTCCATTTGCCATTACCAACCAGAAGTTTAATGGCTCCATCCCGGTTGCCATCCCCCATGAAAAATTGATAAACAGCAACACCGTCAAAAATCTTCTCAGCTTTTTCATTGCTTTCTGTCCTCCTATATGGTAGACTTGATAGCCAAGGGGAGTTACCGCTCCCCTGCTACCAAGGAACTGTTTGGTTCGATTTACTTAATCCAATTTAAGATCGCCGTAACAACTGCTAAGAGCATTGTTACTATGGCAACTACGATGCTGGTCAGGCTCTCGTAAAACTGGATTTTAAGAAGTCGTTTCTCAAGCAGTTCTTTTTCTTTGTCTTCCGATTTCTTTCTTTTTGCCAATTGGTGTCCTCCTTGTATTATTTAATCATTCTCGCATTTGCGAACCATTTGAGTAAAAAAATAACACCTACCTGCTTGGTTCTTATGTTTTGTTTGATTATGTATATATTATAACTCGCACTTGCGTATTTGTCAATAGTTTTGCTCTTTTTATGCGAATTATTTTCGCAACTGCAACATTCGATAGTTAATAGTGAGAATAAAAGAAAAAGATAGAAAAAGATTTAGATACAGAAATAGATATAGAGTAATAGTGACGTGACGGTTTCGTGACATTGATGGGACAATGTCACACGTTTTTTTATTATAATATGAAGATTTTCCTTTATTTATAAGGCTTTACGCATTTGTATCTTATCCTCATTTGAGTGTGGATAATGTGGAAAACTCGTTTTTGCGAACCCTTAAATTACTGGTTGACTCTCCTGTTTGATATGCATATACTGAAAACTGCTGGAGGTCCGGCAGCATCTGCGCCATATCGCAATTCTCCAATCTTTTCCGTGCCAACTCTTCTAAAATTGAATAGTTCTATACGCTCGTACACGCTTCTATACCGGATTTTGGCTTTTAGGCATATTAAGTATTGAAAAATTCTCTATCGTTGCTCAGGCACATTTCGTCAAAAATAGCATTGAAATTTTAGTTATTTTGTATATTGATTTTTACCTCTAACTTGCTCCGCATTTTGCAATAAAAAATGCCCCAGTCCCGAAGGACCAGGGCGTGTGTGATATATTTTCCTCAGAGGTGCAGACTCTCTTCAAAAGCACCATTTCTCCGCTGCTATTTCAGCAGCTTGTTTACTTCTTTCTGGACTTCAGAATAATTGTAACCGGCTGCTTCCAGTTTTTTCTTCCGGTCGGCTCCGTTCCCCCATTTTCCGGAAACGACTTCCTTTGCAACTTCAGCTACAGATTTCTTTGTGCTTGCCTTCAGCAGCTCATTCACTTTCTTCTGGACGGTGTCATAATTATAGCCGGCCGCAGTCAGCTTCTTTTTCCGCTCATCTCCGCTGCCCCACTTACCAGCAATCACCTCTTTGGCTACTGTCGTTACGTCTTTCTTGGTGGATGTGGTGGTTCCAACCTTTTTGTTGTACAGAGCAGTCAGCTTGGCTTTGGAGTTAGTTCCATACTGTCCATCAACCACCAGCCCATTGTCCTTCTGGAACTTGCGAAGTGCTTCATCCGTACCAGAGCCGAAGTCTCCATCCGCTCCTGCAGATCCGCAAGAGTATCCAACCTTGATAAGCATTTTCTGCATCGTGGTTACTTCTGATCCAGAATCTCCCTTTTCCAAATAATTCTTCTTTGCCGGAGTTGCATTGGAACTGGCATCTCCGCTCACTGCGATAGCCACATGATGATTGTCATTCAGCAGGATATCTCCAGGCTTTAAGCATGTACCGCTTGTCAGATATTTCTGATCGGTGAGAACCTTTGCTCCCGCTGTCTTGAATGCGCTTCTCATGTTATATGTAGTCAAGTATATGCTAACTGCTTTCAGCTTCGGCTTATTCAGACGGTATCCGACTGCTTTCACGATGCTTGCGGTACTCTGGCTGCAGTCTGTTTCGCATGGCTTTTTGATTTTTGATGGATCATAACCATTTGCGGCCAGCTGCTCCCAGAAGGTATAGCGATCATTACTATTCCCTGCAGTTCCCTGGTCATAGCCGATCATATTATTGTTTGCGGCCTGTGTTGCCATCTCTGCAATCAGTGCTGCTACTTCCTGGTCCTCAAATCGTAAAACACAGAGCCAAGGTCTGTTGTACCAGTTGATGATCTGATACTCTGTGCCAGTCTGATCGCCCGCCTGGCCTCCTGCATAACGTCCATTTTCATCATGTCCACAATTACTAATTTTCACGCTCACGATTTTTTCCTCCTTTGCATAATCGTTATAGAATTTCTGGCCTCTTGCCGCTCTACTTTCGCATACGCTTTCCCCTGTGTTGGCCGGAATTTCAAACTTCTTTAAAACAACATCGGATGCCTGCCGGATTGTTGTTGCTGATTTGAGAATAGCAAAAACCGGGCTGTAGCTTTCTCTCAGTTCTTTCAGTAAGAAATCCAGCTGCATATCTTCGTCCGCGATGGACACGCCTCTCTGCTTAGCAAAATTCCAAAGACCAGATTTTCTGCCAGGGCTTGTCCACTGGGCCAATCCGTACCCGTACTGTTTTCCGGAAAGCGGATGTAAGAACTCCTCGCAGGAGATCTTTCCGCTGTCGATTGCAGCAGTATAAGTAGTATCTGTATAAACCTTTCCGTTTTCTTTCAGCCGTTTAAGGCACAGGTATTCAACCCGGTTTGTGTAGAAACCATCACTCTCCGCTTCCAGGTTTCCGATCAGGCCGCAAGCCCCAGCTGCAGTCATGCCGGCCTGTCTGAATTTCTTATAGGCTCTTTTCTCCGCCTCAACGTTTATACTCATCTTTCAGCACCTCGCTTTCTCCCCAGTTGTAGGGTGAAACTTCGTCAATAAATTTCCCAAATTCTCTGATTAACAGAATGAAAAAGGTGCCGCCTATGGCAAGCACCCCCACTACGATTTTTGCTACATTCCCCATATCTATTCCTCTTTGTACTTCTTGCACTGCGTAATAGCCTGGATCACCTTGTCGTATCCCACCATTGATGCCAGCCAGGATAACAGCACCAGAGCGATTAAATATACAGCCATCTTTGCATTGATCTGTGCCTCCGTCAGAATGATATATCCCGCATCTACCAGACCTGACAGTACGACTGCAACGAAACCGGCCAAGAAATTGGAGAGGTATTTCTTGTTTACCTCATCCATCAATTTCTTGATTCCCTCTGTGAAGAGTCCTGTAAAAATAGATACAATCAGCAGTAACAGTAAAAAAATCTCTAAGCTCATAAGTTTTCCTCCTCGTTTTTGTTACCGACATTTATGTCGGGGACATATTGTTCTTGGCTTTCTTTTTCGTCTTCTTTCTGCCATTTCCGATCCAGCCGCTTATCTTTATTCGTCCGAATCCAGCCGCAGATTCCACACTCACCTATTGTTGCTGCCACAACAGCGCAGGCATAGGTTTCCGGCATACTTCCACATTCCCGGAAAACCAGGATCATCTGCCAGTTAAACCAAACAAAAAAGGCACCGACCAGAATCAGTACCAGGTTCAAGGTTCCGACCTTCTTTACGGCCGCAACCACTTTTTTAATTTTTTTCATTTCACCTACAGCCTCCCATTGGCCTTTATTAAAGGTTACTTTCTGCTCCCCATCAGTTCAGCAATTTTGGCATCTTCGTGCATCGGAATCACTTCCAATGCTCTCATCTCAGGCTGTACAACCGTATGCATATGTCCATTCCCTTTTGCATTTTCGTATTCCTTAAACATAGACCAAAACGCATCTGCCTCCATTTCACTCCATGCATGAAGCGGATTTTTTTCCGGACTTGTAAAATATCGATGTGACTGCAGAAGTCTGTCTCGAAGTTTGCTGCGCTCTCTGCTGGTAATGTCCTCTTCAATCTTTTCCAGCTGCTTCTGGTGTTGATCCATGCCTTCTTTCAGCTCTGCAATGCTTTTATTGAACTGCTGCTGAATTTCTATGCTCTGCTGATGCCATGATGGGTACATATTCACCTGATCCATAACTTTTTTGAATTGTTCGTTTTTTTCCTTTTCATGAATTGCCTTGTCAGAAAAGTAACTCTCTACTTTCCGATAACACAAAACAAGGAATACCAACGCCGCAATTATAGTAATGCCCCAGCCAATGCTATAATTTCCTACTAGGTTAATTAGATACTCCATTTTCCTATTCCTTCCTCATTTCTTTTTATGGCGTGCGTGTGTTGTCGGGCCGGCTCTCCGATTGATTCTGCTTTTAGGTTTCATTCTTCCAGTCCTTTCTGCAGATCCGCTGCTTCTTTGATCATTGCCAGTTCCTCATCCTCAATAGTTCCATGCTGCAGTAATGCAAGTGCCAGCCGGTCTATGAGTTTCGTCTGTAACTGGATAATCTTCGACTGACCATCCATCACCTCTGCGATAGTGGTTCTCATCCTGATCCCCTCCTTCCTCGTAGATTTGTTTCATGTCTGCGTGCGTCAGGACAAAATCGTCCAGGATCTTCTCCTTCAGTGCATCGCAGTCACAATATTTCATCATTCCTAAGTAACTCTGCAGCGTGTCTGTTGCCTGCTTAAAAGAAATTTCCTTCACTCTGTACGCCTCTTTCTTTGCCTTCAAAACTCTCTTGATGTGAAGTGTTGTTTTCTTCCTGAGTACCACTTTGTCAGGCCATACTCTGTATCCGACAAATTCAATGCCTTGATTTATTGGCCGGATACAAGTTTTATTGTTTAGCTGCAGTTCCAACTCCGTTTCCAGAAAAGAAGCAATTCTGACTTTCCATTCCTGGAGCTGTGCCTTGCTAATACTGAGAATAATCACATCATCCATGTATCGGACATAACAATGAATTTGCAATTCCCTCTTGCAGAACTGATCCAGTGCGTCCAAATACACATTCGCAAACACCTGTGATAGCAGATTTCCGATAGGCATTCCGACATCAAAAAGACGTTCTTCCAAAGGTACTTCCCCTGGTGAACGTCCTGGCGGCAATCCAAACGGTGTATGTTTGCAATCTATAATTGATTCCAGCAATTTCAGCAACCGCTGGTCCTTAATTTTCTTTGCAAGTATTTTCTTTAGTATCCGATGCGATATCCGGTAAAAATATTTGCTTATATCTAGCTTTAAGTAATACCACTGCTCATCCTTACGGTTCACCTGTTCCAACCAGTATTTAAGCCGAAACATAGCGGTCAGTGGTCCTCTTTCCGGGATACATCCGTAAGAATCCTTGATATATCCCTTAATCAGCATAGGATTGATAACTCTGTATATCGCCCATTGAACAACTCTGTGTTTAAATTTGATGGACATTATCATCCTTTTCTTCGGTTCGTACACATAGAAAATATAATATTTGTCTACGGTATACGTCCCATCGTAAACAGAATCTCTAATCTCTTTCAAATTATCCCAGGCGTTGAAATTGAAGAGCATTACATCCTTGTTATATCTCCTTTGATCTGAAGCATCTTCTAAGGCTCCATACAGATTTTCCATAGAGAAGATAAGATCAAAAACATTCTTAATCTTCATGTTGCGTTATCGCTCCTTTGTATTTGACTATGTGTGGCAGCTTTCACTCTCGTTACTTGCGGCCTCCATAGGTGTCTCCTGCTTTGTGTGTCTCCGCAGGGACGGTCCTACCCACGCACGAGTAGGACCATTTTTCTCCTTCCGCACGGTCGGAGCGGAAATAGACTCCTTTAAATCTCTCGCACTGCCGGCAGTCCTTGAACTGACCGGTTCTGGCATATGAGAGTAAAGCGGAGCGGAAACCGATGTTGCCGTTGGCGTTAGTCCGAGGGTTGTTCAGGTTCACGTTGAACACGCCAGCATTGGAAGTGTTGTTCCAGTTGCCCCCGCAGATCGGCAAACGAAATAGCCTATTCCCGGCGGCACAACCGGATCATTACCGGCTGTACCTTGATTTTGCACTTTTATTCTGTTGTGACAACTTTTGATCGCCGTATACCCATTCTTTATATTTTCCAATCATTCTTCCGATCTCTGCAGAACGGCCTTCCCATTCACTCCTGGAAGATTTTCCTTTCAAATATCCCAGGCGATAGGCTACTCTGATGTGAGACTGGAGTGCTTTGTTCATTTCATCCAGTTCGCTGATGGAAGTTTTCTTGTAGTATGCAACCGTTAATGCCGACGCCAGCTGCGACATTCTGTTCATACAATGAGCTATATCGTCACCTAATAATTTCTGGTGCGCAATGGACCATCTTTCAATGAGAGGGAGGGCGTAGACTTCCATATCTTCAATTTTCTGTAATATCGTTAGCCCTTCCTCTTCCATCTCTGCTGTCATGTTGTCGGATCTCTGTTCTGCCACATTCTTTCTCCTTTCACCACAAACGCCGCCTTCCCAGGCGGCAATCAGTTTACAGTCCTCAGTTTACAAAAGCGGAGCGGAAACCGATGCCGCCGTTGGCGCTAGTCCGAGGGTCGCCCAGGTGCACGTAGAACACGCCAGCATTGGAAGTGTCGAACCAGCTGCCCCCGCAGAGGGGCAAACGCTCTCCGGAAGTATTTAATCCATGGTAATCTCCACCGTAATCTCCGTTTGGCTCATCCGGATACAGGAGGAGAGCTTTTGCCAACTCCGGAGCTGCTGTAAGTCCTTCGCCAAGTGTCATATTGTTATATGGCAGCCAGTTTCCTGTGTCTTTCGGTGTGATAGTTCCTTTGGTAAGCTGAATCTTTCCAGAAACAACATCCCATTTCAAAGTACCGGCAGTGCCAGGAGCCACCAGTGAACCGTCAGCTGCGATTGCTTTCCATTCTGTAGAGCCGGCCGCCATACTGGTTGTCAAAATCATACTGTTCGCATACGGAATGATCTGGATTTCTCCATCAACAAGTCTCATGCCAGCGCACCACTCCCATACATTTCCATTCAGATCGAAGATTCCGTCCGGCATCCAGTTGTGGCTCCATGTATCAGGACCAGAGCCGGTTGCTACACGAGCGATCTTATTACTATCGTAGTAAGTCGGTGTCCCTTTCTCGTGTGGGTATCCGTGATCGCTGCCGTAGTTATTGTTACCTCTTGGCATAGTACCGTTCTTTCTACACCACAGAGCGATAGCGCTCCATAAGGAATACGGCATCAGGCCCCATCCGGTTCCTTTGTTTCTGCAGTAGTTGACGGACTGGTCGAAGTTCACGCCGGTCTTCGGGTCCTTAAACGGAAGTGAGTATGCTCTGTCATTCATTACAATGTTCTGGAATTTTGAGACATACACAACATCTTTTTCCGCACCGCCTACAGAAAATGCCGGATGGATGTTCTCGCTTCCTCCGGCAATTACATCTGAGATTTTGAATTTTGGAAACGCAACCATGATGGACGGCATCCCACGATCATCCAGTAAAACTGTGTTCTTTCCTCCGGACAGTGCCTCGACTGCCAGCTTCATATCATCAAAATTTGCCATGATTTAGACCTCTCTTTCCCATAATCTCAGTTCGCAACGATCCATGGAAAAAGGAACCGGCTTCAACTCTTTGATAGTAGGCTGTTCGGTTCCCTCTTCATTCTCTGGATCATAGTTCGGATTTTCTTTTTCTACTTCTGTATATTCCCTTGCAGGAATAATGATCTGTGCAACATACTTGTCACCTGCATCGGCTCCCATCACCAGTCCACCGGTGTAGTCTTCGCAAATATCGATCACAACCTCATAGTCACGCTCTTTCTTTGAGACATTGAACATCAGCTCTCCATCGTCAAAGTCGATTGTTTTTCCAGATACCTCGTAAGGAATGAAATTCTTTCCGTCTTCCGGTAAGTGTGTAATCTTCATCAGTAATACCTCCTCTGTGTTCTTCCCATTTCCATTGCTTCACGGCTTCTGACCGCAGTTACTTCTGCGGCTTCTCTCATTGCCGGGTTGTTGGTGTCGATTCCGTACTTCTTGGCAACATACTCGATGTCTGCCTGTCTTCTTTCGTCCTGGATAATCACATTTGCCATGATTACATTCCTCCTCTCACATACAGGTCCATGGTTACTGATTTCGCAGATCCAGTGTAAGCTACCTTGAATCCATTCAGCAGCTTGTCCGTAAACTCAATATCTCCCACAGCACCACCAGACACGCTGGTAACTTCTGCTGTGATAAGATACGTCTTATAATTGCGTGGAGTTTTCAGCTGAATGGTTTTCACTGAGTTATTAAACGGATATACCTGGGAGTTTGTCAGGGTGACTGTGACTTTCTCGCCGTCAAGTCCCTCTACTTTTCTCATAACACTTTTCAGCATTCTGACAGCCTCTGCGCTTATTTCATGTCCTTCCAGGATTCCCTGCTCCATGTGATTGAAATTAGTTGCACTCTGCTCAGTGCCTTCCTGCAGAACTTCTCCCGGATCAGGGACGTGTTCAATACTTCCATCCGAGTTCTGAGTTTCTTTGTACCGATACGGATTTTCTACGACTTCATCTTTCCAATATGTCGGTTCGTACATTGTGCATACCTCCTTCCTACTCCTCTAAAATGTTGATGGTTACTCGGTAATAAATACCTTCCTTTTTGGATTTCTTGGTGATATTTTCAGCTTTACTCCACCAAAGCTCTCCACTTGTACTGTAAAGCTGTACTTCTGTTACCTTTACCTCACCGGATTCCGAAGGGTTTAATATAAATTCAATCTTTACTTTTCCATCACTGCTAATAGTGATATCTGTAATCTCTGACCGGTAATAGGTGGAACCGATTTTGTATTTGGCATAAGCGACCGTATTCTTCACATGACTTCTGAATCCGGCCAGTGCCGCAGCTGATAACATTGCTACTCCTCCTTTTACAATTTTCTTTTGCTTCCGCAAGCACGATACAAAACTTCTGCATTTGTGCTATCTACCTGCACATTTAACGCTCCTGGTTCTATCTCGGCCAGAAAGCTCCTATCTGGCTTTGTGCCAGAAATAGGATAGGGAAACTTGGCACCTTTACCTTCTGACGAAGCCTGCAGCTGTAACGCAGTCAGACGGGCATCGTATGCTCTATCCGGTTTGGTTCCAGCTACAACATAAGGAAATTCCCTACTCATTCTGTTCGCAGTCACAATAACAGAACCATGTTCCGAAATCCCTACCCAATTAACTTGCGGATATGTACCTGCTTTTCTTCCTCTTGCTGTCATTCGATAAGGGAATTTCTGCGGCTGAGGATCTGCCCGAATTTTGATTGTTGTTGGAGTATCAAAAACCACTCGGAAACTTTTTTGTGCCTGTTTCACCTCGTTCACCAATTTTATAATCTGATCTAAACTGGCTTCCGAGGTTCCAGGGCTTACCCTGATTTCAAAGGTGTGGGGTGCTGTGTTCTCGATCAGCTCAACATCCCTTCCGCACAGTTCCTTCAACAGCATCTCAATCCTGGCCGGATTCATTGGCTTTCTATAGTTTCTCTTTCGGATAACCTGGCTTCGGCGTTCTTCAATGCTCAACGATTCATTGGTTGGTATGCCATAGCTTTGTTCCCAATAAGGAAGGGACCAGGTTGCCGTTTCCGGAAAAGCCTGCTCCCTTAGTTCATTGATTGTTTTCTGCGCCAATGACAGAGGTACGCTCATAACCTCGAAAATCCATTTTCCCACATATGAGTTGTCATAAATGGGGGAAATCATACCCATCATGTCCCTTGCAAGTTCTCTGGTTGGGAAGTTCTCTAAATCAAACATTTAGCTTCCCTCCTTCACCATGACAGACTTTGTGCTCGGATACTGATCCAGTTTGATTTTGATATTTGAAATGCCGCCATTCATAAGCAACTCCTCAAAATCATCAACACCGGGCGTATTGGTAAGTACTGAATGTACCCAATTATATTTCACTTCTCCTTCCGAATTTACGGTCTTGTAATACTTCGCAAGGCCAGCTTTAAAATCTTTTAGGACTTCTTCCTGGGAGTATCCATCTTCCAGCTCAATACTCTTGATGGTATAATCTATCTCTACCAGCTCCGGAGCGGAAACTGTCAAAATAGTATTCGGCGGTGCAAGCCTGTCCAGCGGGCTTTCAGGACTCATTATGTAGTTATATACTGCTTTCTGGAGTGTTTCGTTTGCAGCTTCTCCGTTTCCGTCAAGCACGATGATCTTTACCGTTTCTGGTCCGTTCCATTCCGGTACAACAATGGCTGTTCCTATTCCGGCTACCGACTCGGCCCAGCGTTTGTAATCTGACTCATTACCGATATATGAATCATCCATCTGCTCATTTGCCTCCATGATTCTTTCTCTCAGTTCATCGTCCGTTTCTTCCTCTGTGCCGCCGGTTGCTTTTACAGGATTGGTGATTGATACAATTCCTTCTACTGGGACTGACATCATCGTAATCGTGTTTGCGTTCACGTTTGATTCAACGCCAGCAATCATTGCTCTGGCAATTACGGTTCCAGTGCCATTTTCGTTCAGAACACACGCCTCTTCGGTAGCAAATTCTATAGACTCCACTTCTTCTGTTGCGGGTGTCGCAAACACCGTTCCTGTTGCTATAATAGTCCCTGGTTCTCCGGTAATTTCGATCGTAACACTGGCAAAGTTCGGCGCTTTTCTCGCTAATCTTGCCATATTTGCAAGATAATCAAGAAATTCTCCACTGCTCCACTGTGGGAACATCAACTTCAATGTTTCCGGGATGTAATATTCCAGCAGTTCCGATGCGATCAATGCTGTTGGCCTGGTGAAATCCCATGGAAAACCAGCCTCCGTTTTGTCAATATCATCTGGAAGCATGTCCATCATTCTCTGATGAATTGTATCTACATCGCAATCCTGCAGAAATGCAGGCAATGTAAAGTCTTCTGCCATCTTAGCTCACCCCTTTCTCAAAGACAGTTGATATTGTTTCTTCCTCTTCCCACTGCGCTCCTTTGACGATGAATGAAACCACCGCATCTCCAGAGCTGTAATCAAAAATAAAATTACGGACGTACTCTGTTGCCGGGTGAACCAACAACGCATCAGTAATCGTCCGCTCAATCTCGCTTTCCCTCGAATCCTTATCCGGGAAATCCTCCATATCTTCAAACTCGGTGCCAATATCATCGCTATACGCCAGAAATGCTTCCCTTTCTGTCTGAATAACTTTCCAGCACCACTGCATAAATGCTTCCCTGCCGTCTGCACGAACCATTTTATTTGATCCGTCTCTCACGAAATCTCCCTTATCGAAGTCAAACGCCACCGAGGAGCGGTATCTTTCTTCGTATTCGGGATCGTCCGGTATCTCCGGCAGGTCAAATACCGGAAATAACTGGTCTGCCATAAATCCTCCTTCCTATGATTTCTTTACTACATCGACTACAACAGGAGTATTCTTTACCCATGTTACAAGAACGGTATCTCCAGCTTTCACCTTTGGCAAAGTTACTGAATGTTCGTGGCTTCCGTTTCCAGAATTATGTCCTCCATGGCTTCCTCCGGAGATATTTATTTTTAATCCAGAAACCAGCCGTCCAAGGTAATACTCTCCTTTGGGAATAGGAATAGGGAACATATTAGTTGTCAAACTTCCGTCTTTTCCTATGACGCCGAAGTCTGGCTCTATGTCCCCTATTCCATCTTCCATAGTTTCTTTTATTCTTTGCTGCAATACTCTTGCCAGCTTATTCATTCCAGGATTTCCTCCTGCAGTATCTGCCACGTCTTCACCCCCCCCCTACTCAAATGTGCCTTCGTCAACCCAGCCGTAAACATTACTCTTGCTATCCATGTGTACTAAATGCCATGGATGAGCTTTTCCGTTACCTGCGCAGTTCGGTCCTAATGTGATCTTTGCTTTTCCCGCAGTTGCTCTATAGCCCCTTGCATCTGACCAACTGCTATCGTAATGTGTACCACCTTTGAAATTCACGACATCTCCAACTTTGTATGTCTTCTTCTTCGTATTACCCGAAGTTTTCTTCTTTGGTTTTGCGGTCGGCTCGGCTGTCTTTTTGACATCCATAGTCATCTGTCCGTTTTTGGCATTATGCTGAATGCTATTTATCAGATAATATCCGTTCAGAGAACCGACTTTTGCGTGGATTATATCTCCTTTACGAACACATGGAATATCCGGTGCCATAAGTTTGCTGGTAACTTTCGGGCTTCCCTTTTCTTCCAAGATTTCTTTTGCTTCCTTCTTGGCATCATCTAGCTTATCGCTCTTTGAATGAGTGATAATCGTCTGAAACACTCCGTACTGCGTCTTTCCATTAACGGTTGCTTCTACCTTTGCTGCTTCGTCAGATTTTCCGGAAGAAACAATTTTTACCCTTGTAACCAGGTTTGCAATACTGATCTTGTGGCTTACCTGAGAGGAAACATCACCAGAAAAATGATAAATGTCTGTGTTACTGCCCTTTGCGATAACCTGAACCTTTGATTCTGTACTCCGCACTATTGCAGCTCCCCCACCTTTTTTCTTGGCTTCATCCAGTACCTCCCGGATAATGTCTCCCAGCTTTTTGTTTTTCAGTAGTATCTTCTTGTGTGCTACATTCGGACCGGTATACTTTGAAATGGTAATGCCCCATGATTTGAAAATTGCTGTCAGAATACTTTTTGTCTTTTTCCCGGAAGCAAAATAAACATTGTCGCTGCTTTTCTGCAAATTAAAAAGGTTGTCATAGGCAACGACATTAAAAACATCATCACTTTTTGAAACCTTTCTTTCACATTCCACGATATTTCCCATGGCAACAATGCCCTTTCCGCTCCCCCAGTAGGCCTTCACTACTACAACAGAGTTAATTTTTACAAGAGAAGAAAGACGTTCTTTGTTGTACAACGCATTATACATATTGAAATGTATCTTCATTGCCAGCTCATCTTCGTTTTCTTCCCAGCCAAGTTCCTCAACTGCCTGAGTAATATTCAGTTGTAACTTCTTTTCAGTGATAACAATTACCGTATACGAAACATTATTTACATTTATCAAGAACCCACCTCCTACTTCTTTGGAATAGTTAGCTTCGTTCCTGGATAAATCCAATGCCCGTTATTGGATGATTTCCTGCCATGTTTCTTTGCAGCTGCTTCGATTTTGCTTTTATTCAGCTTATAGATTTCCGGGTATCGTGAAGCTTTACCGAGTTTCTTCTGAGCGATTCTGCTTAACGTGTCTCCGGATTTGATAGTGTAGGTTGTTGTCTTACTTCCGGTCGTGGACTTCTTGTTGCTTTTCTTCGATGCCGGCCGTTGAGTTTTGGAAGATGTTCCGATTTTCAGCTCTTTCGTTGTGTAAATCTTAATCTCCCTTGCAATAATGAATTTGATATCATAATAAAAATCACCGAGGCCGCCGGAATATTTGCCTTTGAAGCTGGAAATGTAAACGCTGTAGTTTATACAGGTTCCCGTTACCAACAATTTACAAATGGTTCCATTGTCTCGGTACTGCTCCATTCGTTTAATCAGCGTATTGGGATCAACCCACGATGATACAAATGGATAATTTTTTCTCGCTTTCCCCGGGAAGATTCCGGACCATGATATTTCCTTGATTCCCTGTCCCCTGGGGATTTTTACGTCCCCCAGGGATATGATAGAATAGGTCATGAACTTTGCATCTGCCCCAAGAGTAATTTTTTCCGGCATCATTGGAAACTGAGTAACAGCCCCGCCGGAAGGTCTGATCGATGCATTCATCTCTTACGCCTCCTGTACTGCCGGCATATTGTTGAAGATTTTACCCATGCGTTCTGCAATCTCATCGCCAAGATCATCTGCCATCTCTCGGATTCTGTTCTGCAGAACCTGGAAAATCTTTTCTTCATCCATGTTACTTCCTTCAATCTTAATGACCGGATTCATATTTACATTGACTTCAACTTTTCCTCCACCATCATTCTGCTGCGCATTATTTACAGTGAAGGTCGTACCATCTCCTTCTGACGCATCCTTGCTACTCTCGTTAGATACTGCTTGCCCCATAATGCTCCAGACTGTGTTGTCTGCCTTTTCTGGAACCTGCGCCAACTGTATGGAATCCTCCGGAATAATACTGCTTCCGGCACCTACCGCTCCACCATTGGCATGAGCTGAGATTTCTCCGTCAGGGCCAAGCATACCGAGAGTTTTTCCTGCCTGCATCCACAAACTGATTCCTCTTTGTCTGCGTCCTGGCACTGTAGGAATGATATACTCTAAGCCTTCCTCGCCCACCCATGACAATTCTGCTCCGCTTAATCCAACTTCGCCTCCATTTGCATGACCTGCAATAGTAGCTGATACAGATGATCCGCTACTTGATGTGGAAATGCTGGCTGATGGATTCGTAATATGCCAGTTCAGTGTAACTGCGACATCTGCTGAGGCTGAGAATCCCCGAGAAAATGTACTCTGTACCTGTCCGGCACATTCTGAATAAATGGCGTCTGCATTGTTTGTCTGATCGAGCGTAACATCTACATGGCCATCTGTTGGAATTGTTTGCGAAAATGCAGACTCTACATCTCCTGTCGCAAGAGAATAGATTTCTGATGAATTATTGGTCTGATCCAGGGTAATTTCTGCATGACCATTGGCTGGCACGCTGCTTACTGCGCTTTCAAGTTCTGCTGTTACCTGTTCCAAGACTCCAGACGTATCAGCCGTTACATCAGAGAATGTAACATTCGCACTTCCTTCGACCGAAGCATCCCCGACAGCTCCTTGCAGATCCTCTTCCACTTTTCCCTGTACATCTTCAGCATTTGTTGTTGTGTCCGTAACATTAACATTTGCGGACGTATCCTTTTCGACTGGTTCTGTATCTGTCTGATTTACCGCCTCCTGGGTTGCTCCCTGCAGACCAGATGCATCTACCTGCACCAATTCTGATGGCACAGTTACCGTTGCTCCTGTCTCCACCTCGATTCCATTCGCCGCAAGTGTTCCGGATTCCATGCCAAGTGCCGCTTCAATCTGAGCGGCTGCTGATTCTGAATCTACTTGAACATCGGACAAATCTACTTGAACGCCTTCTGCAGTAACAGAAAATTCAGCACCCTCAGTTGTCAACGCAGACATTGCCTGGTCGATTGCTGATTGTGCTGCATCTCCATCTACTTCGGCAGTTAATGTGTCCATGGAAATCTTGATTTCATCTCCAGGATGAATAACGTATGGGCTTTCGATGCCGTTCTCTTCTGCTATAGTCTGCCAGTCAACACCGAGGGCATTGCCAATATCCCATAAGCAGTCCCCGGCTTCAACTTTGATAGTCGCACCCTCTGCGGTAACTTCCTCCGTTGTTGCCAAATCTCCCAACTTTTCATTCAAAGCAGATACCCACTTGTCCTTGTCAATATCTACATCACCATCAACTGATGCCTTTAAGCCTTCCAGGGTTACGTCTTCTGTAGTTGTTTCAGCTGCTGCCCGGTCTATTGCCTCTGTCAATTCCGGTGGAAGCTGAGAACGGATAGTTTCGTACATAGGATTACTTGGGTCTGTAAGTGATGCTTTTAATTCATCGCTTCCGTTCTGCCAAATCTGATTAGCGTAATTCTGCCATGTAGCTGCAGTATCGCCCGCCGCCGCTCCAACTTCAATGGCTTCGTTGAAAGAATCCATCAAACTCTGTGGAACCGCTTTTCCGGCTTCCCTGTAATCATCAATCAATCCCTGCATCTGCGTTACGTCTGGTTTCATGCTTTCATACATCGTACTCAAAGCATTTTGTGTAGCATCTGTTGTGAATCCAAGTGTTTTTCCATTGCCAAGCTCATTGAAACCATACATCAATGCGCTGGTCATAGCGGATGTGTCTCCGCTCACTAATTGTTTCTGTGCTGAATCAATAGAATACTGTGCATTTTCTGCAAGGCTCTGTCTATTACTCTGAATTTTTTCTGCATATGCAGAATTAAGTGTGTTCGCTCCCAGCTGCAAGCTCTTAGTCAGCTCGCTTCCTTCCTGCCCTTTCACATACCAGCCGGTCATTTCTTTGTACTGCTTATTCTGAGCAGCTGTGATCCTGCCGGACGATTCCATTGAATTAAGCTCTGAGTACCACTGCTCAACATCTGCCTGTACACTTTCTTTTGCTGACTGCCTTTGACCTCTCATGGCTTCCAGTAAATCAGTAAAGGACCCGCTTTCCAGATCAGCTGCATTCAGATTTCCGTACTCCTGGTTGATCCAGTCCCACTTTGCCTGAGCTTCCGATTCTTTCCAACGGGCAGTAATATTGTTCATTTTTTCCTGCAAAGCACTGATTGCCTGTTCTTCATCAACATCGATGATGCCATCAGTCAGGGCTTTTTCTACAGCAGTCTGCAGATCATTCGACAGATTAGTAAGTTCCAAGTTGTCTGCTCTCGCCCAGTCTTCAATATTCTTTGCGAGGGTATCGCCTTCTTTTGTTCCACCAATGTAGGTCTGAACATGAATATGTGCGGCAAACGTCCTGCTCTGCAGTTCTTCGATTTTAGAATCCACAAACGTTTTAATATTGCTCGTATAATCCTCTCTCTCTTCCGGAGTGAGAGTGATTCCTACCCGACTCTTGAACTCCAGCACATCGTTAGACTCCAAGGCTTTTTGTGCTGCCTCTCTCAGACTGTCTGCGTTTTTTACCTCATTTAGAGCAAGTTCTACATTCGTAAGATACTTTTGATTAAGGATACCGGAAGCAATTTCTTCCGCTTCTTTTGCAGACAATTTGATCTTTCCGAAATGTTCTTCTAAATTATCGTTCAGAACTTTGGAATTGTAATTATCTACCGCCACTGCGATACCGACAATAGCCGCCGCAATAGCTGCTGCTCCAAGTCCGATCATTCCTGCTTTAGAAGTCATTCCTGTTAAGGACGTAAAAAATCCTCCGACTGTATCTGCTTCGGAGGCTGCTGATGCAATACTTTTTATTGCTGATCCGATAGGTACCAATGCACTTGCTACATTTTTCCCTCCGCTGATCAGCTTTGATGCTCCAACTCCAATTAATCCGGCACTTAACCAGCTTGTCAGACCTGCTTTTTCGCCGCCGGGTAGAATTGCTGATGCACTGGAAAACAATTTCCCGATTCCCTGTGACAACATCGACTTGCCTTCTGATCCAGCCCAGCTCATAAACGGTTCTGCAATGATCTTGTCCCAGGCAATATCAACTTTCCCGAAGAAATCTGCATCTTTCCACTCCTGGGAGCCTGTCATGCTCTTAATGCTTCGTTTAAGTGACGTAGCTTTTCCGTCCACAACATCCATGATATTGTTCAGTGCTTCTTCTACTGCCGGCATTTCTGCAGTAATTCCTTCAACCGCAGTTTTCAGATATGGAGAAAGCCTTTTTCCGAAAGAGTTCTGCACTCCTTCTACTGCGCTCTGCATCAAGGTCATTGAACCGGCCAGATTATCCATCATCGTATCTGCCATGTCCTGAGCTGCATCTTTGGAGTTGTAAATAGCCGTACTCAGCTTGTTGTAATCATCTTCGGACGCATTGACGATAGCTAACATGCCAGCCATGGCCTCCTTCCCGAAAATGGTGGAAGCTGCCGCAGTCTGCTCATCTTCTGCAAGACCACCGAGGCTACTTCTGATATTGTCCATGACCCCTTTAAGGCTTTTCATGTTTCCTTCGCTGTCCGTTATGCTGATTCCGTACTTTTCCATAGCTGCCGCCATACTGCTCGTAGGTGCTGCCATATTTGCGATAGCTGTTTTCAAAGAAGTACCGGCCATGCTTCCCTTCACACTTGCGTTAGCCATGAGACCGAGAGCCAAGGATGTGTCTTCTACTGTATAATTCATCGCTCCGGCCACAGGTGCAACATACTTAAAGCTCTCGCCGAGCATACCTACATTTGTGTTGGCATTTGCGCTTGCCTGGGCCAGCACATCCGCAAAATGCCCTGCATCTCCGGCTTGTAGTCCAAAAGCTGTGATGGCATCGGTTACAATGTCACTGGTGGTTCCCAGGTCTTCGCCAGAAGCTGCCGCCAAATTCATTACACCAGAAATACCGTCTATCATCTGAGTAGGCTGCCAACCGGCCATCGCCATGTAATTGAACGCCTCTGCGCTCTGCGTAGCGGTGAATTTTGTGGTTGCTCCCATCTCCTTCGCCTTTGCAGTCAAATCTTCAAAGTCCTGTCCTGTGGCTCCTGATATGGCTTTCACCTGAGACATCATGGATTCAAAATCCTTGAATGTGTTTACGGTATCTGCTACCCCTAGCGAAACTCCCAGTAATGATGCCCCTTGAACAACAGGGTTGCTTACTGCTCTAAGCACGCTCTGTATTGGTGCGGTAACATTATCAATGATTCCTATGGTGGCATTAAAAACAGAACCGGCCCAAGACTCTGCTTTGTCCCTGGCCGAATCAATGACTGGAGATGCCTGATCGTCAGCTCCGATTTCTGCGTCACCGGACATGCCATCGAAATTTTCGACAGCATCTTGTGCCGCTCGCACCACCGGTGTTGCGCCATCGTCTGCACCAATTTCAGCATCTCCAGAGCTTCCATCAAAGTTTTCTACTGCGTCCTCTGCCGCTCGTATAACAGGAGTAGCTCCATCATCAGCCCCAAGCTCTGCGTCACCAGATTGTCCGTCAAAATTCTCAACAGCATCACTGGCCGCATTTACTACTTGGGTGGCAGTGTCGTTGGCTCCTACATCCACATCTGCCGCCGAACCGTCCAATGCGCTAACCTGGTCTTCAACCTGATCGACAATCTGACTTGCCGTATCATTGGCTGAAATCTCCACATCTGCTGCTGTTCCGTCCAGGCTTTCAGTAGCACTCGACAATCTGTTGATTGTTCCAGATGCCTGATCGTCAGCATCGACTCTTACATGATGTGCCCGGTCCAGTCTGTTTAACTGCTGTTCGGTCCTTTTCATGCTTCTCTCGAAATTGGACATATTTCTGGTTGCTGACTGCACACCTGCTGATGTGTTGTCTTTCACGCTCACCGGAATCTCAATTCTTACGGTTTCTGCCAAATCATTCACCTCCTTCCTCGTCTTCTATGATTCCTTGCTTCTTTTTCCTTTGCTTCTCTTCTTCCTTCAGTTGAATCTGCATTGACTCCAGCATTAAAACTTGCGCCCATTTTGGCTTGCTCAATACCTCGTCAAACGGAATATGATGCCTTTGGAAGATGATATGAAGCAGGGTTGTCTTGCCGCCGGCAGTTATCAGTTTTTTGCTACATCCTCCATGGACGGTGTGAAGCCAGAAATCTCATCCAGCTTTTCCAGAATTGCATCTTTCTCTCCTGCTTTCAGAACGACATCGATCAGGCCGATTCCATTAACCACATTGCATTTCTCCCACGCATCTGTTCTATCCCAGATCTTTGTTCTATCCTCCTCGATAGTTGCTTCATAAATCAGCTCAGAACGGTAATCTGCGGAGTCTACACTTTCTGCAATTCTCAGGCCGTTCGCTTTATTTTTCTTGTAGTTGGTATTTCTCTTTTTGATTTTGACGTATTCATCTTCGGACAGCGGACGGATTCTGAACTCCAGGACAACCGCCTTGTGTCTGATGATCTGGATCTTTGCGACCTCGTCCATATCTGTCTTGTAAGCAGCTGCGGCCATCAAGCCTCCCAAAATGTCGTCTTCATACATTCTTACATTTGCCTTTGTCTCTTCCGGTGACATCTGAACTTCTGTTACGTTTTCTGTATTCTTTGCCATTTGATTTTTCCTCCTAAAACAAAATAAAGGCCGCAAACTTAACGCTGCGGCCTATGTCTATTCTCTATTCAATTTTTCTCAGGCCTTTAATTTTCCCTGCTGTTTTACTTCGCCATTCACGAACAGGGACCACTGACGTTTTACAAGGCTTCCGACCGATACATTCTGTAAATCAATATTTCCAGAAGGTACGCAGTTCGGGTAGATAAGGCGTTCTTCGCTTCCATTAATTCCTTTTACCACGCCCTGTAACTTCCAGTTCGGCTGAATGCCGGTACTCTGCATTTTTAAGAGATCAGTAATAAATTCCCCGTCTTCTACCACACATTCGGTAAAGGTTAAAGTTGTGCCAATAGAATCCAGGATTTCCTGTTCCAGTGGTGTTCCCAGCGGATGATATTTCTGATTGGTGACTCCCATTTGTGCCTGAAACACTTCTACAGTAGCAAGAAGTTTCCCTTTTCCGTTATACAATGCGCCATCTTTTCCGGTGCGAACTTTTCTTCCATCTGCTACTGCCTGTGTATTGATAATACCCATAATGTTTTATCTCCTTTCTTATTCTTCCTCTTCTTCTGGAGCAAATCTGTAACGATAGGTCAGATAAAAGATCTCCATGCTGTCGATATCGTCCGGGGAAATATTGAACCATGCGCTGTCTCCCTTTGGTGGATTTGAAGCATCCAGTTCTACGGTTCCACCAGGTGAAATCTTTTTCTCTCCTACCATTGCATCCATAACATCAGTAATTGCTGAGATTACGGTTGCTCGTCCATCATCGTCGTTATCAAGTGAAGTTCCCAGATTTTCGATTGTAGCGTCTACACGATCCTCCAGCTCAAATCTGGTTTTCATACGGCGAATTTTCTTCCAGCCTTTGTCCTGATCTGCTGACAAAACGGTAAGGGTATTGATTGCTTTATCAATCCATACCTGGCGGCTTTTGCTAAGTGAAAGAACCAGACAACCAGCTTTAAGGGCCTTCTTGATAACTGCATTTTTCAGTGACTCATTCAGACTTGCTGCGCCTGTGATTACGGCATGAGTAAGGGTGGAGTTAGATGCAACTGCAATAATCATTCCCATAATTCTTGCGGCCGCTAAGTATCCCTCATACACAACTCCGTCTGTGCCAACCCAGCTATTAAGTACATAGTGCATTTTGTAATCGTTAAAAGCTGCGGCGTGCTGGATTCTTGTGTCGATTGCAACACTCTTAGGCTCGCCAACGCAGGCATACGGATACATTCCTTCCTCAAACTTTCTGTTGATGAAAGTATACAGAAGCATATGTACTGCCGGTTCCTCGGAGTCAACGGCAACGCCATCCCAAGTCTCTTCCTCACTCGCCTCAAATCCTGCATCATACGCTTCTGTGTTCACTGTAGGATCTGTTCCTCCGGTGAATTTTGACTGAGAAATTGTTTTTAGTTTTCCGCTTCCGTCTGCCTTTTTAACCGCTTTTACATATGCACTATTTGTGAAAGCAGCGATAATCCCAGCCACCTCTGCGGAACCTGCAGCAAAAGTTACTGTTTCCAGGTCCTTTGTTCCCTCCTGGATGATTGCCATTTTCTGTGTATCATCCTCCAGGGATTCTTTGATGGTTACTGTAAACGCTCTACTGGTCGGATATAAAGTTGTCAGAGTAACAACATCTGCATCTGCATCATCCTTCAGGGTAATTGATGCCTGTGTTCCACCTGAGCCAACTCTGACTACTACAATGGTGTTTGCACCACCAATTCTCATCTGGGTAATTACGTTTGCTCCCTTGCCGCCTCCAATAATTGAAGCTACATCATCGGAGCCTTCGGTAATAACCGGTTTGTTCAGCGGTCCCCATGTTCCGCTTACTACTGCCAGTCCCACATTCTCCGCAGCACCAGCAACATCTGACCCTCCAGCATTCACATGGCGTCTGTATACGCCAGGACGTTCCTTTTCTTCTCCTGCTCTAAAAGATCCGCTCATTACTCTTTTACCTCCTCGCCTAAGAATTTTTTGATAATAACTGAGGCTTCCTTCTTAGTTGCCTCTTTTGCTCCTGCCAAAAGAAAAGCGGCACGAACGATATCCGGACTGTAAGGCCTTTCAAACGCTGTTGCCGCTGCTTTTGCAAACTCATTGATTGTGTAGATAGATTCCCCTTCTGATACTGCTGTGGATTCGTTACCGGGTCTGGCTTCGTTTTTTTCTTCCTTAACAATGGAATTTAAGGGTTCGTTGTTTTCAGCTGTATTCGCAGCTTCTACGGCTTTTTTTGTCGCCATTCACTTTTCCTCCTTCTGGCTTACTTTAATCTTGCTCAGTGGGTGTTCAACCTCACCGATCCTTGGAATAGAATATTGTGCCTTCACCATAACCTGTCCTCTTGTCAAATAATCGGCGTTGTTTTCCACGGACACCTCAAATATCAGCATCGGGCTATCATCCAACATGATTACTTCCCCGGCCATATTCAGTCTATCCGCAATGTATCTCGCCCATAAGCTACGGTTTTCTGGCTCCGGCACGATTATATGAATTGCCAAATTGCAATCCACCCATGTAAGCGCATAGGTCGCTCTGTTCGTTTTGTATGACTGCACACGAACGTAAAAAGCCGGGTGTTCTCCACTCGGCTCGAAGAATTTTTCAATATGATCTTTTCCTATAACCAGGCTTTCTTTTTCCAGGTCCTTCAACCATCTGCTCAATGCCTGTGCTGGGTCTGGATTCGCTGTTTCCTGCCGGCTGTACTCCAGAATATCAAACCGGACAGAGGCTCCAACTATCATTGTGTCAACGCCTCTATCTCTCGCACTCCGTTCCAGGGAAAACATTTCTGTTCTCGCCCAAGCAAACGCATAGTGTGAATTTCCTTCCGGCTTCACGATGAGATTTACCAGGCACTTTCTGATATATGGCTCGATATCTTCCGGAAGAGTTTTTCTCTCATCGCAGTAGAGATCTACCTGCATAACACCTGCGCTTTTCCTCTCTTCATCTGCCTGCATATCAATCGTATATACGATTCTCGGGTACTGTTCCCCTTCCCAACCTTTTTGCCTATCGTCCGGTGCTCCCTGGTAAAAAACTGCAGGCAGTCCAGCGTATACCGCCATTTGATCTTTAAAAAACGAATACGTGGCAAATCGTTCATGCATCAACTCTTCAAGAATCACTCGCTTTTACCTCCGTTTTCTCCGGATCATATTCTTCAATGCTCTCCAAATTTTCAGACCAGCGAATTTTCCACTGGCCTGTCACAACATCATCTGCCTGGATTGTGAGAAAATTGGTAACATTCGCAATAGCCGGCTGATATAATATCTTGATTTCCTCCGGCGTAACTGCAGATACAATTCCGGATTTCGGTTCTTTCCAACAGGAATGCTGTGCGCTTATCAGATCGCCCCTTTTAATTGTGCTGCAATCAAACACTTTTTCCTGTTTGTCCATAATCAGACTCATTTCTACGCATCACCTCCTACAAATATGGTTCATTAAAGATTGCTTTAATCGGTGGCAATGCTTTCTGTGTGATCCGGTCCTTGAATGGTCTTCGTGCCATCTTTCTTGTACCGTTTTCCAAATAACCGGCATAAAACTCTGCGCTTTCAAGCTCCAGAGTGATATTGCCTCCACCACCTTTTACATTTCCTGTCCAATGCAACCTTAAATTGCCTGTACGCCTTGCCGGAGGTTCTCCAGGAGCGGATGCCTGGTAGGTTGACTTATATGGATATTTCCTGTAAGTTCTTCCGCTTCCTTTTCCTCTGAGGACTTCCAATTCGGCGTTTCTGAGCTGGTTGACCGCTCTTGTTCCTCTTGACAACACCTGTTGATTTACTCTGGCTTTCATTTCGCCAACCTTTGCCTGTACTGCTTGGCCTGCTGTTCCAAGTGCTGCCGTATCTATCCACAACCTCACTTCACATCCATCCTTTCCTCGACATAGTAAATGGTGCAGACTCCGATACTTCCCGGATCATCTATGCCCTGAATCAAGAATATTCTTTCTCCCAGTATCAGCTTGTCTTCTGCCTTTGCCTTCGGCCGCCCATCCTGTATGATCGTGTGGGAAATCGGATGCTGAAGCTGTTGCCACTCAACCTTTTGCTTCGGTGTTGCTTCCGCAAGTGCTCCCTTTAGCGTCCGGCTTCCGTCACCAGAAAACGAAGCTGTGGCCCTTCCTGTTTTACCGATATCAGCTTTGTTATCTTCGATCACAAACTCTTTATATAGATTTCCTGGCCGCAGATACATCATTGCTCTTCTCATCATTCATCCAACCTTCCTGTTCTTGGATTCCGCAGCATACCTGTATAGAAATACGGGTCTTTATAGCTGTTTCCGGTCGGTGGTGATGGAACTGCCATTGATTCCAGGCTTACTTCCTTTTTCAGACTTAGATAATCTTCTTTCCAGACTTTTGCCCGGTCAGACAGTGAAAAAGAAAGTGGACCTTCTTTCGTGTCCACTTCAAACGCAAACCTTCTGCAGATGCTTTCCAGCAACATGAGTTTTGCTCTTTTCCACTTCTTCGGATATTTTTTCAGAGCCGCTGAAATTTCTTCGTCTGTCAATGCACAGGTATCTGCCCCACCTTCTACCATCGTATCTCCCAGTTCAAACCTCATCAGATCAAGTCCTGCAGTTGTGATATTCCCTGGTTCATAGGTGTATGTGCCTTTTGCCATAAGGGTTCACCTCCGAATTATTTTTCAGACGGTGTTTCGTCTTGCGTACTATGGTCTACGAACTCGTTACCGCCTGCAGGATCGTTTGTACTCCCATTGGTGGAGGATAAGTTGCCTGCTTTCTTTTGAGCCGCTTTCTTTACTCCAGCACGTGAATCACAGGCATGAATGACGATCAGCATATTTTCAGACTTTGCAGCTTCGATTGCCTTTGTGGCCTCTTCTACGTTCATCTGCATGATAGAGAAAACTTCCTGTATTTCCCCGATATTCAGCGGAACTCCCATTACCTGTGCAGTATCTCCGTCATAGCTTTTGAAGACCGGAATTGCAATATCTGTTTCCTGGAAGCCTGTTTCCAGAATACCTGTTGCGGCTTCTCCATCAGAAACAATAGACAGCACTCCAAGTTCTTCCTGCTGTTTTGGATTCAGAACGGCATTGACCGGGATCTCGTCATTGATGAAAAAATCCTTGCCACCAAAGCTACAAGGTTTCTTTGCAATCAGTTTCATAATTACCCTCCTTAGACAGCGTCCTTGAAGAACATTGCCAGATCATCTCCGGTCTTTTTCATGTCGGTTGCCATGAGGCCTTCGATAAACTCACTGTGAGTTCCCTGTTCGCCCTCAAACTGACGAATTGGAAGCACATTTCCGTTTCCTAACATATCCCAAGTAAAGATATATCCTGCACTCGGCTCATCTACTGCCGGTGAATCTGTAGCGTATGCCAACAGGAATGCGTTCGGATCGCCGATGTACTGCATTTTTGCCTCTTCTCCAAGTGCTGCGTTATTCATGATAGAACGCTGCACAGAAAGACGTTCCATCTCGAACAGCTGAGACAGAACATTTGCATTGACCATGGCCGGATTAGCTGTTGATCCGCTGTATTTTACTCTTTCCAGAATT